GAGTTACGGGTTTATAACCACATTGTAGAAATAATGAGGGGTCATTCGTGAATACATCTTTGTCATCAATTTTTAAAGGATTCGGCGCACCACGAAGTTCTCCGTTTACAAGTTTCGCATACATCAAAGTTATCACCCCCAAGTAAAGCTACCACTACCTTGATTGTAAAATGTTGTTTTGCTGATAAGGTCATACATACATGGAATGCCGTCAGAATCAAGGCATGGAATAAGATGTTGTATAATACCATTGTTATTATAATGTTTACAATAGTAAATCCTTCCAATAAAGCCCATATTGAATGGTTTCGCTTTAAACAGAGCCATTGACACAGTTGACGTAAAATCTGAGCTTGAAAATTTATATTCGTTGTCTACAAACCCATTCTCAAGCACAAAGGAAGCCTCAGATGAAGAAAGGGTTATAGTATATAATGTATTTGCTTTATACTTATTAAAGGCGATAGCACTCTTCATTCCATCAACTCTGAATAAAAACCCTTGGTCTGCAGATAGATAAGTGAAAAATTGATCTGATGAGTTATTACTGGATCGACTACCTACTAAAGACACACCAGCTCCGCCGTTTAAATTTGTCGCTAAAACCTTTAAGATCACTTTTGTATTTTGATCTGGCGCTATTCCCATATCAATCCATTGTGTGCCTGTGGATTGTAGATAATCAACTTTTGTATAACCATCTGGCAGCCCGTCTTTTGCCAAAAACATAAGAAAATCACGTCTACTCATGTACCATCACCGATCTTTTGGGCAATAACTACCCCATCTTTAACTGACATTTCCCAAGACTCACCATTATTAAAATATGGAGCAGAGCCAATATATTTCATACCTGTTGGAAATGATACTGCTATCGTTCCAGTATTGGCAAAAGTCAATCTAAACCAGCATTCATACTGTGTCTGCTGATATGGGGCATATAATGTAAGAGTTGTGACATTTGTAAGTCTATACTCGGTATTATCATTCATAGAAAGTGATGTGCCAGTATCTACTTTAGTCGAAACTGCTTTTGCGCCAATGGCTTCTGGCGTAATATCTGATAAAGAAGCTTTTTTATTAAGTTCACTCCCTATATATTCAAACGTATTATTGTATTCCAAAAATGCGTCTACAGTAGCGTCAAGAGCTTCTTTGACAGTTGTAACGTTCTCAAGATTTTCGTTGGTGTAAGCTACTTTTTCTGCGGTCATTGAACTACCAGTTCCACCGCCGCCAGTAATGCCGTCAACGGGGAAAAACTTCCCATCTTCACCGCGTAACATAAGTACAGGAACATTATTACTCATTTTATCACTCCCCTTTTTATAAGATTCGAGTTGTACCTCGGTAAACTTTTGCTTTTTTAGTGCCTACATAGATGGCATCAAGACGTTTAGAACCGACATAAAGTTCTTTTTTACCAAAGATTGCTGTATAAGTTAGTTGGGTATTACTTGAGGTTAGATTGGCTTCCTTTAATACAATTGCGCGCGACGGCTCTTCATTACCATCACTCCACCCCATAAAGAAATAACCGTCTTTTGGGGTAGCGGTTATAGTGGTTTGTTGAGTTTGACCTTTTGTAGTAACATCAAACTCCATTGAGGAAGAACCATTAGCACAAGTCACCGTACCTTTTGTTGTATCGGTTTGTACATTAAGTGTGTACTTCGGGCAATTATAGGTTAAGGCTATGATAGGATTTTTTAGGTATAAATGATTAGAGTTTAAATTAACAGAGCAAGACCATGTAGCATTTCCAGCAAGAGCTAAATATCCTTTATTAGTTCCTTCTTCAATTGTTATTATCACAGGTTTTGTAGTATCAAAATCTTTCGAAATAGAAGTATCATTTTTAGCAATGTCTACAGCTCCTATTTCTTGTCCATTTATTTTTAAAAACAATGGCTTTGAAGAAGCGGCTACTGTCTTTCTCGCAATACAAGACATTGTACCATTTATCCATTCAGCATACTTGGGCGCAGTATAACTATTATGGTTTAAAAAATCAGTTGGAGTCTTAGAATAAATTCTAAAGTTCGCCTCTGTATTCGTAGAATCTTCGCCCGTATTTGTACTTATGTCTATTTCTGAAGTGCTAAAATTAATCGATAAATTACCTGTAGCCATATTATCAAGCCTCCGTTACAAGAGTGATAATATTATCAGAAGTCCCTGCAGCGGGTACACTGGTAGCTTTTCGTATTGTATAACCACCCATTGCGGCTTGAACCTTACTCGGTATATCTATAGGGCTCGGAACTGCCAAGTTTTTATCATTCATCCAACTTAGAACTCCCGCCTCGCTAACCGATGGCGTAAAAGTAGCTCCACGCAAATTATCAAAAGTAAATGTAAACTTCTTCTTTGTATTGTCTCCACTTGTCGTAACATTAACTGTAGGAGTGCCTACATTATTGCCTACACTCGCAGCTGGTGTGTCGAAACCGGCAGCAGCACCGGTATCCCCTTTGTCGCCCTTTAGGTTCTTGAAGTCAAAGTTAAAGTTCTTCGCTGTATTGGCCCCACTGGGCGTAACAATAACTGAAGGTGTACCAACGGCATTATTAACAGTTGCCGTAACCGTTCCGAACCCTGCGGCCGCACCTGTAGATCCTTGCTTAGCGACGGAGTAAGCGGTCTTAGAAGTATTATCCGTCATTGATACGATAAATCTCGTCCAAAGATAATTTCCTGCGGCGACACTCGGTGGTGTTGCTTGCCAACCAGAAGTCGGTGCTGTTGTGTTTGAGGTACTGCCCGCATAAGTAATATCAATTGATTTGATACCATTACCCGTATCGCCTTTGTCACCTTTATCACCTTTGATATCGGATTCCATGCCTTCAGGATTAATCCATACTTTAACTGATGGATCTGTTGGTTCAGTCGTACCAACGAAAACTCCGGGGTCACCCTTAGCACCTTGTATGCCTTGCTTACCCGGAATGATAACGGTTTCTGTAAATACGGGAGGGTCTATTGTAACTTCTACGAAATTATTCTTACTCATCAGTTACCTCCTGCATTATCTTCAAAAAGAGTACCATTCATAGTAAGTGGTACGATACTTGTTTCGGGATAGACAATACTGCCATCGCTACCTTTTAGCTCGATACGAGTATCCATATATAAAGTCTGACCCGGTTCAAACAGAAGAGTTTCCTCCCCAGTAAAAGGTACAAGATAAAGTCCTTCATCATCGCCTATTGTTACTTCAGAAGCTCCTGTTGCAGAGTATGTTTTTTTAACACTTGCAATATCGTTTTCTGTTTGATAAGGCTTGAAGAGAAATTCAATCTTGTTTACTGTTAAAGAGGATTTATTCTTAACTCTTACGGAAAGAGTGCAAGGATTTCTTCTTTTCATATTAAAACCTCCTTTAAAAAGAGTTTAAACTCTCTATTTATAAGTAGGAGGCTGAGGATTAACTAAAGAAAAAAGAGCCAGTTACGGCTCTTTTCGCGTTTATTTTAAATTAAAAGTATCCAGACTAATGCGCACGACCTTAGGCTTTAATGATTTCATAGTTAATTCTCCAATCTTGGCTTAAATGTAAAACTCTTCCCAACACTGGTCACAAGGACCTTCATTAGATGTACATTCATTAATTTTCATACATCCAAAAATTCCCGTGCCGTAAATATATCTTCGACAAACCATTGGTATGGGACTCGAATACTTAGAACCAACTCGAAGCATCGCGTTAGGAAATTTGCCACGAAAATCGGATATATAGGTTGCATGGTCATCAGCCCATTTACTGACAATATCGATTACCTCTTCGGGATACATACGAAGTAGTGTAGTACAAGAATGTTCTTTTTTTTCTTCTCCAAGCTTCATAATAGGACATTCGTTACAATAAGGAATCACATGGCACAATTTATCCATCATTTTTAAAAACTGAATATTAGTCAATTCCATATTAATCTCTCCTTTTTATCTTCTATATATATTATAGTTTAAAAGGAAAGAAAAATCAATTTTCTTCTATCTTACCTGTTATAAGTTCAGCATAAGGAAGATTCTCAATCCACTCACAGAACGCGCGCCACTCGTCAAGCTTATGATTGCGGCGAGACTTGTATATATTGGCAAGCACTTCATAGTTCAACATTATGGTGCGGCGCTGGTTGTAGGAGGATGGAAGCAACTGAATAAGTTGCCACCAGTATTTTTTATTTTTAGTTTCAAGAAATATCCTACGGTAATAATTTAATGTATTAACGGTGGTTTTAAGAAGCTCTTTCCCTGATAATCTAAAGCCGAAATCTGATTCATCGGATGTACAATTATCCTCATGAGAAACTTTAAGTCCTCTTCCATCTAATAGGTGTTCATATGAAAAATCTTCCAGCGTAAACTCCTTCGCATGAATCTTGTGCATGGTAGAACATGAATTAGCAACCGTACCTACCTTGTAAGTATCAAATTCCTTCCACCAGTACAACGGTGCCGTAACATTCATATACACCGTAATCATCCTCATGAACTTACGATGGTCTGTACCTGCGCTACAAAGACGCTTTGCGAGGGCGAGGTCGTTAGAACCGACGATATCTTTCTCTAAATCGGAATCCGACTTATCCCATGAGTTCATAGCATTTCGCGCTGAATATATGGCTCTGGATATACTTGACACAGACTCATTTTCAATTTTTATCATTTAATTTAACCTCTTCTCTTAAAAAAGTTCAAAATCTTATTAATAATTGTATAAATAACTTTAAGGGTAAGTGCCATAGACGGTTCCTTAATTGGGTCTTTATCTTCATCAAGCACGTTATTGTAATCCTCAATGCCGCGCGCTTCCGTAAAGCTCATTGTATAGGGAAGGATAAACCTGCCGTTCATTCCCCAGTCTGCGCCCCATGAGTTCTGGCAAAGGAAGCCGTCTTTTGTCCATCCAATAACCATAATTGCGTGTCCGCCGCAATACTCGGGACTCTTTTCCTCACAACTAAGTATACCCTTATCATTAACATAAAAGCTATAACTCCAATTTAGCGCGGCAAGCACGGGTCCATAATTGTAAATCGCATACTTAATTTCCGCGGGTGAATTACAGTTAAAGTATCTATTAATACGATAATAATAAGCCGCTTCTTTCTTCTCGGGAACTTTAAGGGTCGCTTCTGCGCTTTCGTAGCAGTCCGGTACCTCAATATTGCCCGGGCAGTCCTCATACTTCATATCGCCATACTTCAATGCAGTCGCGCAAGCATCACGAAGATACATACCTTCACCCTCGTGTCCATATAGCATCTTCTGAGTGCCATAGATAAAATTAGTTGAAAGGTCATCCTCAGTATAAGACTCCAAAATGCTCGACATCGCGTGGGCAACGCAAGAATTTACAGCACCTTGATTCTTAACGGGAGCCTCAACGCCAAAAGTAAACTCTTCGGGTAGGTCTGCCGCAGAAATTACTCCCGCCTTTAGCTTATAATCACGAATATCTTTCTTCTCAGGTAGGCATCCACCTACAGGATATTTTCTCTCTTCCATTATAATTCTCCTATTATTTCTTTATAAAAGAAGAGACCTCAACTTTCATTGTCGGTCTCTCCCCAAAACTCTAAAAAATTATTATACCCTTTTTCAGTACATATAATAATAGGAGGTATATCATCCATACCGTCTATACCGATAAGTCCATCACTTTTGAGCTTTACCATATCTTCCTCATCAAGAGTAATAAAGAGCTTATCATATCTTTTCAATACTTATACCCCCTACAATTATCTGTTCTTGTTTTGGGATTAGTAAAAACAGTATCGCCACGTGAAGGCTCCCAAATGATACCGCACCGGCTGTCAGATTCGAACTGACGTGGAGTTTCCTCGACGGAGTCAAAGTCCGTTGGTTTCAGCCGCTCACCCAAGCCGGAGTATTGTGTAGGTTTTCGTCTCTTCCTCGGATTCAAAAGACTGGTCATTATCGTTTCCGCAATTCCTTGCGCGGCACAGACCTACAAACCCTTCCGTCCTATACGGTTTTCTTCTAACTACCGAAAAATATCTTGGAGACTTTGTTTTGCTTCGTTGCCCCAAGCCTCGAAGGTTCCACGAAACAAGGTTTTCGTTTAATTAGTCTCGCGATGACTAATTGTTGGAGCACTCCATGTGGATGCAGGGGTGGGAGTTGAACCCACAAAAACAAGCTTATGAGGCTTATCGGTCACCGTGACTCCCTGCCATACTTAAACCTTGAAAAAAGCATATCTTATGGACCTTCGTCCTACCCTTGTATAGTACGCAAATATATTCAGTCAAAGAGAAGATAAATCTGAGCCAATAAACCGTCGTTCATTAACTTTTTACCCTAAGAATTACTTCTACATAGCTCTTATGGGATTGGTTACCCATACCTTTCAGCATCAATTCAGAACTTTTTATCTAAACAATTTTTCACTAAAAAGTTTAAAACATATTAATCAATACGCCGTTTTGCCTACTCGGAGTTTCCTTACAAGTCTTATAGGTCGATTTCTCAACCGTCACAGCAGAAAGGACTTATTGGGAAGAACTGTCAGCAGAGATCAGTTCAAATTCAAGGTCTATATTGTTTCCCACACAATACCTAACTTGATTCGGCACAGGTTTTCCGTAAATCCCCTTGTGTCTCTATTACGTCCCCGACTCATATACTACCTTTATCTACATACTACTGAGAACTGACTTACCGGCACGCCTCAGTGTCCGTCTGAAAACGAACTATTCACTGAGTTATAAGATATGCTTTTTTCAAGGTTCAAAGAAAGGAAAGGGTTGTTTGCTTTGCGTCTTTATATAGCGTTTCCCACTAAGCCACATATCGCTTTCGCGCCGGTGGTAGTTTAACAACCAAAATCCATGATAACGCTTGCTCCGGCTGAGCCGGTTGGTAGGAGTAATGAGATTCGAACTCATACTGAACAGATTTTGAGCCTGTTGCCTCTGCCGTTGGGCTACACTCCCATAAAAGTAGCTGCTATTTATGTCAGGATGGGCAGCCACTCCACCCGTGCTTAACGCACTTGCCGCAAGGTAAGCCTATATGTCTTGCCACAGGCTATATAATAAGCATTAAAAAAATAACTGCCCCTCCACCCAAAGTCACTGTTATTTCTTACCTTTACTTTCTATAAATATTATACAATTAATTTGGAGAAACTTCAAATTTTCTTTAGGTGCTCTTCCACAAAACCGTCTCTTGTTGTGTAAAAGATTTTTGAAATTCCCAAATCTCGTATAAGTCTAATACAACTGGCACAAGGTCGCGCGCAAGCCGGGGTTCCGTCTTTAAGTTCCCGATAGACAAAAACTTTAAGTCGAGAAAAATCAATTTCCTTTTTGCCTATCAAGGAGTTCAAAGCGGAAACTTCTGCGTGTACTTTCGCGGGAAAGCGCACATCAATATTGCGATAGTAATTATATCGCTGTTGAGTTGGATTTGTTTTATTAGAGTTATATCCGCTTGACAATATACGCTTGCCATCAACTACGATACAGCCTATTTTTGTGCGTGAGAAGTCTGATAGCTGACTTACACCGCGCGCGACCTCAAAAAATTTTTTATCAGATTTAGTCATTTCTTTTTCTCTCACTTTCTATAAATATTATAGCAAAGTTTTAAGAAAAATACAAATTATTTCCCTTTAAGAAGCTCATTAACCTTTTTCTGAACGGTATAGTAGTTGTAGCCAGCCTTAGTAAGTAGACGAACTCTTGTGACTCCGTTGCCCCACTTGCCAGCAATAACCTCACGGGCAACCTCATCGACAGACTTCTTCGCGGGCTTGGCAGGTTCTTTCTTTTCTTTGAGAAGTCTCTCAACCTCTTTCTGAACCGCCGCGTAATCATAACCCGCCGCTTCAAGTCTCTGCTTTCTCTCAGCACCATTACCCCATTTGCCAGCGATAACTTCCTTAGCTATCTCGGTGTTTGATTTCTTGTTTGAAGGGGTCGGCGCAGGCGTAGGCGTAGGCTTGCTATTAAGTTTAAGACCGTAGAAATTTGCAACTGCGGTAGCAATAGCCTTCGCGCACTGCTGCTGACCACTTGTATAGATTACCTTATCTCTGTCGCCCTTTGTGTCAATAAAGACGGTCTCAACAAGAAAAGACTGGCATTTTATTTCTCTAACGCAACCAAAATAGTCCTTTCCGTTTACGACCTTAGTTTTCGCGCCACGGTCTTTAAGACCAAAGGTAGTTGCAATAGACTTACTAATCACGGCGGCAAGAGCCTTGCCCTGTTTATTGCGACTTTTATAATAAACCTCGGGGCCAGTGCCACCGCCCGCATTAAGGTGAATTTCCATATTCAAGTCATACTTCTTTGAATTGACGTACTTAATACGTTCGCTAAGGTTCTTGTCAGCATCGTAGTTAATGACATCGACGTGACAATTATACTTAGAAAGCTCTTCACCAATGCACTTGCCTATTGCGCGACCAAGTTTAAACTCCTGATAGCCAGCAGAAACCGCGCCGCTATCATAACCACCTGACTGGGACTTACCGTGTCCAATACATACAGATATATTCATTTCTTTATTCCTCCTTTAGATAATTCCAACTTTCTCATACTTAGAGAGAGGATTCTCGTGGTCCATAATAACCAATTCCATTCTTGCATTAAGAAGCTTCACAAACTGTCGAGTTGCAAAGTCATTCTTAAAATGAGCAGTTATATATTTATGACCTTTACCATAGAGAGTCGCACCGAGAATATCACGACAAAAACGAAGATAATTAGCGTAAGAGAGTTCAAGAAGACGTGAAGGAAGAACATCATAGCTTCCAGTAGTAGTAACCTCATACTTATCTAAAAAATCCTCGGTAACACAAATCATATAATCCTTATCATTTGATACCGAAGTTTTAAGTTCAAAATAAGTCATATTGCTATTTCCTCCCATAGCTGTCGAATTTCTTCTTCTTCCTCTTCGTCCAATATACAAAGGTCGCCTATATTTGTATAAGCACCGCTTACTTCGCTTACTACAAACTCAGGCAAGTCACCCTTATAGCGAACTATTTTCGTCTCGTCAATCTTACGGTAATTCTTATCAACATATTTAGAAACCGTTGATGCGCTAAATCCAATTTGACGGGCGACTGCTGCATAAGAACCAAGTTCCTGATACAGCTCATTCATTTGGACTATATCTTCTTGTGTAACCTTTTTCATACTTTTCTTCCTCTCTTACTTTCTATATATATTATAATATATAAGAAAGAAAAAATCAATTTTTATTTTTCCCTTCTTTTTAAGTAGGTATTTTATTTATGGACTCTATTAAATGCCATCGGGCACTTTATAGTAAAGACCACAATGACACATTCCCGGACTTGTTTGTGCGCGAAACTCTTGACAAGGACATTTTGTCTCAGGAGCTTTTATAAGACGGCAAGGACAATAGCCGCCATTTTCCTTTAAAGCCGTGCGAATTTTTGCAACATGCTCCTCATCTTCACTCACAGATATCTTCATTAAAACAATACCTCTTTGCATACTGATTAAGACTTGCCAAATTGATACCTAAAACTGAATCATAGTGTGAAACATCATCGGGGCGGAAACGACCAAACTTTATAACAATATTTGGAGTTTCGATTATATTCTGAAAAAGATGCTGTTGAAGTATGGATAAGTTTCCCGTCTCTCCTAAAAGCTCTTTTTCAGTATAACCTGTATAGATAACAACATCATCATCACACTGATACTCATCTCGTAGCAGGCTTATAAGCGTACAAACTTGCTCCATTGACTCTACAGAATAGAAAGGTTCAAGTCCACCCATTACAATTGCGTGAGTAAGAGGATTCTCAATATATCGTTTAATAATTTCCTTATCATCATAACTTACAATCTGCGCCTTAGCGAGAGAGCTATTCTGACAAATAGCTCTCCCACACTCTTTCTCGCACTTAAAGTCACAGCAAGGAAATATCAAAAACATTGAAGTCTTACGATAATTTACTATATCCTCATCCACTAAACCTTTAAGCTTAATCTCCATTTTCTGCACCCTCTTTCAAATGTAGCTCAAGAAGCGCGGCTTGACAAATTTTTATTATACTTATAAGACGAGGAAGCACAAGATTAACAAAAAGTTCTTCTTGCTCAGTAGGTAGAGGAGTAACATACCGCTTCTCATCATCGATAATATCTGCCATTTCAATAATCTCATCAAGAGCTTTGTCTAATGTAACGGCAAAACCCTCTATTTCAGACTGAAGCATTGTTGCCTCAATACCTTTTTGGTTCTCTACCCAATCATCACCAAGAGACCCATCTATAAACCCTTTTGTGCGCGCGTCCCTTATCGATTCTTGTACGTTCCTATAAACATTCGGAAATAAGCTTGCGGTCAAAAACTCAAAAGATAAATCTGGGTCTGTTGTGTTGGAAATCTTCTCAATTTGCTCTGTAAGTTTTTTTAATTTTGAAAGTTTTGTTTTATCACCACTCATTTATTCACATTCTCCCATTCTCTCATTTCAAACTCCTGTTTTCGCGCGTGAGACCATGTACGTACTGATGTGTAGAATCCGACAATTCTTGTATACTCCGTCGCCACGTGCTCTCCACAAACTGGGCAAATACTACCATAGAATCCGTGGTTGTGCTTACAAGCTTGAATCTTTGTGTTAAAGGCAAAATAGGTCAAACCTTGTGAAGCAATATAGTTGGTCATATCCCAAGCTTGTTCAAAGGAGTTAAATGGTGCGTCCAAATTTAGATGAGCTATCGACCCACCGTTACAGTAGCTATCAAACAGTGAAGCGATGCGTATCCGCTCCTTCATGGTTGTTTTAATGCCAAGCGGTATAAACTGATTACCATACAGCGGCAAGTCTTTGATGACTTTATCGGGGAACAGATATTCGTCCGCTTTTTGTAACTTGCCTGCCGCAGACTCACCGGGTATTTGTTCTATAGAAACTTTGTAGTTTTTGTCCAGTATGAACTGCTCTTTGGTCATATTTATAACCTCAAAGATTCGGCGTCCAAACTCATCTGCTTTGGAAGTATAGTAGGTATTGCCCTCTTCATCCAGTCTGGTATAACCAAAAGCCTTCATCGTCTCGTACACACCAATGATACCTATAGTGTTGTATTGACTGGCCAGATCAATGAGACCATCATCATAGTTCGGAAGAAGCCCTTTTTCACAGTCACGCGCAATGATGTGTCGAACCGTATCCAGTACTTTAAGGTTAAGTTCAACTCTATCTCTAAGGCGGCAAAGGTAATCTTGTTCGTCCTTTGATTCATATGCAATGCGCGCGAGGTTGATGGTAGAAACTTTAACAGAGCCTACTCTTAGCGCGGTACCACCAATTGAGGAAAAGAATCCAAGGTCTCTTATATTACTCTTCAATCTACAACAGTTGGACAGCGAAGTAACGGAATCACTCGTAAAGAGATTTGAATCACTCCACTTCATATTGTGTCGAATCGCCCACTTTGCAAAATCTTCATCCTCAAAATGACCGTCCTTATAGATAAAGGAAATTGAAGAGACGGGGAAAGTAAACATATTCTTAGAACGAATATCACTCATTCCCTCAAGGAACATTTTCTGAAAGTCCATAATGCCGTCCAGTTCGTCAATCATGGGCTTACCATCTGGAAATTCCTTGCCGCCAAATAATGCAATCAAATATGGTGTATCGAAGAAGTTTACATTCGTAAATGCACTCTGAATGGAATCACGCACAGCCGGTTGATTAACGGCATAAATCAAACGCTGGATGTTCTGAAGCGCGTACGTAGTCGAATCTTTGGTATAGTAACCGCTTGCAACGTCCCTTGACCAGAAATAATACATATACGGAATTAGATCTGGCAAACCGCAAGCACCAGAAGAAAGATTGCTCGTATAGCTCACGAATTCCTTAACGAAATCTACGAACGTTGTAAGGTGCCGCGCAGGCTCGTAGTTGAATCCCTTGAGGAAGAACAAGCCCTCTTTAGCAAGTCGTTCGAGCGTATATGCGAAGCAGTACGGTTTGTACGTAGACGTATCAGCATCATGCAAGTATAAAGCCCGTGACCACTCTGCATCCAGCCACTCATTCGCGCACTGGAATCCGTACTTCTTGTTTAGCTCATAATAAATCTTGTTAAATGCAAGAAGCTTCCTATGAGATTTTGGCATCTCATTAAGAAGAGTCCTCATATCCTTATTGCCAACATTGGCGCTGCTATCAATTGAAGCATCTGCCACTGTCTCGGTATCAATAAAGTTATCAATAAAGTCGGTAAAGCTTAATTGCTTATCACTAAACCCATTCAGCTCGGCAAACTCTTCGCCATATTTCTCCTGCATTCTATTATACTGAGTAGTAAAATTCTTACTAAGTTTTACATTAATATTCAAGCCTGTGCCTCCTGTTGGTTAACCCATATAACAGCATCCTTAAAATTATAAACCGTTCCATCAACTTCGAGGTTCGGCGCGGCTCTAAAACCTTTCATAAGCATGGTATCAATATCATCGCAAGCTTGATACTGGAAGTTCTTTGCCTTGAGTTTCTTTTCTAAAATCTCGCACTGCGGGCAATGGGTTGTATAAAGAATAATCATTCATTTTCCTCCTTATAACAATAAATACAGTATCCACCATCATATTGGTGTTGACACTGTTTTTGTAACTCGGCGTTCTCTGCGAGAAGCTTCCTTACAGTATTGTTAAGGGTGAATTGATTTGGCGTAAACAGACTTTCGATTATTTGATTATTGCTTTCAATTTTTTGCTTAATTTCTAACTGAGTCATTCTCAAATTTTCCCCCTTTTAATGTGACTTCATTACACTCGTAAAAGAGTTTAAAAAGTTCATAGTTCTCTTGCTTAACGAACTGAAGAATATCGCGGATTTCTTCTCTTCTCTCCACGCCTCGTAAAAAGAAAGTTCCTTTATACACGCCTTCAATATAAAATGAAAATGGAGCTTTTATAAAGAACTCGTTATCGGTATCTTTCGGCTGTAGAGCATAAGATTGCCAAAGAATCAGCAACTTTTTCCAGCGCGGGTCAAGAAAAAAATCCTCGGTATAATTAAGTCGAATTTTAAGTTTGTGGCTTCGCGAAAAGACGACTTGCTTAAAGATTTTTGGAAGTTGGTTCATTAAAAACTCATCCGTGGCGTATCGTGCGCCCGCGCCAATATTGTAGACAAGCTGGTCAGTTATTGTGGTTCCTTTTGTATGTTGGACAAAATCATAAAAAACTTCGTCATCCATTACTCCATTATATTGTAAAGAGTAAAAAGCCGCAGTGTTACGAAAATTCGTCCAATCTAAAAGGTCTTGATCATCTTTTACAACGATTGGAAATTTTGAACCAACTCGACGCCCCGTAACATTGTTGGGCATGTGACTCAATAGACTATTGATTACATCTCGCGCGCCCTCTATCTCACCTAAATTGGGGTCATGAAGAAAAAGGCAATTTGCATTACGGAGATTCGAAAGTTGTGTTGCATATGCTTTCCAAATTGTTGAGCCATCCAAAGACAGACGAAAATGGATGGCTCTGGACATTACTTTAAAGGCTTGGGTATAAAAGGCGTTCGTACAAAAGAGCGGTTCGACCTTACTGTAGATACCTGTGTCTGCACTACAGCGTTCAATTGCCTCGTCCATTGGGGCATATGTGCCGCCAGTGTAGGCAAGCCCGCCTGTTGTAAGATTGTCATAAGACAACGGATTCCGTATAAATATACCATCATTGTAATCTTTTTGAAGAAAAATAGAAGTATGTCGGTCTCGTTGTATGCTTGGTGTTAAAACTACTATCTCATTTTTTCGTTTATAGTAAGTTGCCAGCTTCATTAATTCAAGGTTGAAAGGAACATGAACATAACGCCGAAAATCATCATCATATAACGCTATACTCATATCTCCTCATCTCCTGCTCTTTCATGTCTTACGACTACATGTCCGTCTTCATCTACACTCTCAATCTGTTCTACAAGATGCCAAGGTGTGCGCGCATACTTCTTTCCAAGGAAAACCTCACCGCGTCGAATTCCACTTATAATTATTTTCGAGCCTCTTGCGAACCAAGACTTCTCAATGATGTGTTTTTTACCATCGTTGCCGCGCTCACTTATCTGCTTATCATAATGCGCGAAAACTGGACCAAAGATTTTTACAGTCACAACGCCCGAAGTTGTCAGAAGAGTTACCGAATGTTTGTTCTTATCTCTGTCTAAAACGGTGCCCGCAATACGAACAATTTTATAAAGAGGGACTTTCTTCCCTTTTATCATAATTTCAGTTTCGATGGGCGGTTCTTCTGGAAGAGAAAAATAATCAACACAATTATAAGCACTCAAATCTGCGCCCGCGAGTTCATGAGGATGCGAATAGAAACTAACACTATCCATTTCCCATTTACTCAAACTACCTTTACAATACTTATTCCACATATCACTCTCAAGACGATCATTAACCGCTTTTAAAAGCTCTTGATTATGAGATTGGACATAAGGTCTAACTTTAGCCATATAGGAGTCATAAATAGGCTTCCAACTGGTCTTTGAGATGCTAAAACCTGATTCTGCGCGCGAGTCCTCTTTCAGCTTATCCATATCGAAATTTTTCTCATAAAATCCAAAAGCTACATCATTAAGAAGATAAGTTTTCTTATCATCATCAAGAAGCTTTCTTAGATAAGCATTATAATTAAAAACTCTACGGCTCATATCATATTCGTCCGGAATGAGACCAAAATCAATTAACATTCTCATATTTTGAAGCGTAATTCTTTTCTTTTTGCCCGAGATTAAATCAATATATTCATGCATAATCTCAGTTCTATCTCCCAAACAATCAAGCGCGCCTGCCTTTATAAGATTTATCACTTGCGGCTTTTTCATTTTAACTCGATTTAACAAATCTTCCAAATTCTGATATGGACGATTCTTTATTATCTCGTTGACTACATCTGCGCCGACCCTTGTGATTCCAGTTAAACCATAACGAATCTCTGAATTTTCAATATCGGGAGAAAAAGTAAGCTTTGATTCATTAATATCTGGTGGTGCAATCGAAACGCCCTCTTCGCGCATCTTGCCAATTGCTGTCGCAACTTTGCCATAGTTACTACTTTTTGCTTTTTTCTTTTTCTTTTCTACTTTTTTCGGAGCTTCTTCTTCATCTTCATCATCTTCATCATCTTTATCATCTTCATCATCTTTATCATCATCAGGCTCGTCTACAAAACTATCGATTGAAGATACTGTCACTTCTTCATAGCAATTTTCGCAACTGTCCGAATCTTCTGATTCTTCTTCGTTATCTGAACCGCCGCCCGCATCATTAATCAGACACGCGCAATCCCATAATATGAGAGGATACCTAAATGCTAAATTCATTTCCTGTAGTGCAACGAGTGAGTACGACAAAGTGTGACTCAGATTGAAGCCATATCCACGTGATGTAGAAACTAACACAGACCAAACATAGTTACAAAGATGTTCGTCCAAACCCTTTTCTTTGGTAACAGTATAGTATTCTTTCTCTAATGCCTCGAATTCTGATGCCTTCTTCTTCGCTATCGATTTTCTAAGTCGGTCTGCCCAGTTCAGATCAAACCCACCACATTCCGGAATCTGAACCAGTTCCATAAATAACTCCTGTGCCTCACAAATACCATAAGAATTTAACAGAATCTTTTTTAGTAACTCCTGATGCTCTTTCTTGACACCATAATGGTCCATCTCATCATACCAAAGATTTATATCATTCTTAAAACGAGCATACTTCGCAAGCGGAAGTTCTGCACCTTTCTCCTGCGCCATTAGTCGAATAACTGAATTCAAGTGCGCCAAGTCATCAACAGATTGAGGATGAGTTAATGCAATACCTTGAATACCGCTCTGTTGCTCCATCTGGAAAAGACTTAGGATACGATGTTCCCATATCATTTTCCACATATCAGGATTATCGCGCTCCAAATTATAAATACCAACGACTTTTTCATATGTCTCTTTCAAAGTTGGTTCTGGGGTTATATATCCATACTCAACTAACAAGTCAAGCTCATTATGAATTTTGTCCAATCCTTCAATAGACAATAAGTCATATTTAATCAAACTTACCGCTTCATCGTCATGTAGATCATATGCTGTAACCAACGTACCATCGGGTGCGCGCATTAGTGCAGTATAATCAACCAATGGCTTATCGGTAAAGATAACTCCACCTGCGTGCTGACCGAGACGATTAACCAGCCCTTCAATACGAAGTGCAACTTCCCAAAGCTCAGGATAATTCTCTGTCATCTCATATACAAACTGCTTAACTGGGGCAAATCCTGCCTCTTCATCTCCATAGAAACATTGCCTTAGGCTTCGCGGCTGACCACGGTCAACTGGAATAAGCGCGGCTATTGCTGATGCCGCATCTATATCAATACCAAGTCCGCGCGCGGCTGTGAGTATAGCAGATTTTGGCTTTTCAGTACCAAAAGTTGCAACATTTGTAACATAATCTTCACCATAAGCTTGACGAAGATATTGTAGCACCTTCTTACGCCGACTTCCCTCTATATCTATATCCACGTCTAATACACTAACACGGTCAGGGTTCAAGAATCTCCATGACTTCGTCTGTACCGTCTCCCACAATGGGTTTATCTGTGTGATATCACATAGATATAATAAGATAAAACCGACGCCAGAACCGCGTCCGGGACCAACCAGCGTTCCAGCATCCCAACAACAATCGATTATCTTTTGTAGATTAAGATAATATGAACTCCAATGTGCTTTGTTTTTAATCGAAGATGTCCAAGTTTTCTCAAGACAATCTTCTATCGCATCATAAGTTTCTTTATTCTGAAGTCTTTCATCACTTTCAACTTTTTCAACAATGCAGTCAATTAACTTTTTATCGCCTATAAAATCTGACTCTTCAAAAGTTTTAAAATGAGGTATCGCTGCGCGCATTGTAGGTCTTAACACATTTTTTGGATTAAATTCTCTCCAAGGCAATATCGGAATCTCCAAAGGCTTTGTTAAATCATAGTCCTTACAGTTATCTCTAATTATAAGTATATTACCATAAGCTTTTTCCAGCTCTTCTTCTGTAAGGTCAAGATGGCTTTCAAGTTCTTCCGTACTCATCATATAAGTAGTTAAATAAAAGCTCTTAACTTCTCTGTCACCATCCTGCGCGTTAAGAAAAGCTTCGTGTATTGGTGCATCTTCTTTCTTCAAATAGTGACTATCCGTAGTGATAATATACGGTATGCCTAAACGTTCGCTCATCTCAATGAGCTTTCGATTAACATAGGTCTGCTCGGTTGTTGCTGACGGCTGAAGCTCGAGATAGAAATTGCTTTCACCAAAAAGATTATGAAGCTGAATCGCCCAATTATCAATTCTTTCAAGTAATTCTTTATTGCCCGGATTGGTCGACGCCCGCATAATCTGTGTCGGTAAACATCCACCCAAACAAGCGGTGCTACCAATAAGATGTCCCGGATTCGCTCCAATAACTTCAAACAAATCCGAATAATAAGTTGGAACTCGTCTCATCTTACCTTTTGATATCCAACTTCTTTTCCAAGCTCTTGTTGAAAGCTCTCTCAACTGCGCGTGACCAATCTCATCCTTTGCGAGAAGAATAAAGTGATAATATCTGTCCTGTCCCGAAATGAAATTATCTTTTGTTAGACCATCACGGCAAAGATAGATTTCATTACCCAAAATTAACTTAAAATCAGGGTTCTTCTCCTTAATTTTCTGATAATACTTTTGAGCTTTGATATGGCAACTCAGTGCTTCATGGTCTGTTATAGCTAACACGGAATGACCCAGTTCTATTGCATAATCAATCAACTTATCTTCTCTAATAATACAATCACGAAGTCGTAAGTTGGAAAAATGCGTGTGGTTATGGACACTTCCCGGATATTCAGCTTTCATCCACATCGCCTCCTACTCATTTTCTATATATATTATACCATTTATTTGCCTTAAAGTCAAGTTAAAATTAATAACTATCATAGAAAATAGCCTTAATGTTATTCCCTTGCTTTAGTTTTTCCTCTATGAGAATTTCCAAACTCTTAACCTGCTGTTCAAATATCGGACGCATAAGCTCATATTCAAAACTGCTATTGGCTTGATCATCAAAATATCTCTTCGAAATAGCACACTGATGGATAAGCCATTGAATATCTTTTAAATCCTCCACTGTAAGAACAAAATCAAATTTACCATCAGTTTTTTCATCATGATTTCTACGGATAATACTAAGAATATAAGACCTTATTCCATAAGCCCTGCACCAATAAGCTACCTTATACTCATATCTAAAGTCTCTGTCAGAACCCTCATTAAGCTCGATGGGGTCTTTTATGCCATCGTATATACTTTGTACCCTTTGAAAAAGCTCACTTTTCTCTTTAGTTCTAACTACGACACCATTTTTAAGTCCCATATTAGTCCTCCTTTGTGCGCGCAGCACCATATCGAATTTCCCAAGCTTCAATTATTTCATCAAGAGCCCGCGGAGTATAGTCCATCCAAGGCATCATACAACCAACATTCATAAAATGACCTGTTGCGCGACCGGGTGCATCGTGAGCAACATCAATAATCTCTTTTCGAAGTCTCCGTAGATGGTCCTCCTCTATCGTGCCATGAACATGACCATACAACATCCAAAAGTCCTCGTTATAGGCCGCTCGATGAAAAGGCAGAGGATAGTGGCAAAGAATCACATGACGTCCATTATCCTTAATCTCAACAAGTTTGTCCTGTCTAACAAACCCACCAAGCCCGCGAGTCTCTTTGGGAAGTTCTCTATCGTGGTTTCCCGTAATCAAAATTTTTCGTCCATTAAGCTCTGCACCCATTTCAAGCGGATTGACATTCTTCCAGCAAAAATCTCCAAGTATATATACGGTATCATTTTTGCCAACTTTTTTGTTCCATCGCTCTATCATATCTTCTTTCATCATTTCCACGTTTGCAAATGGACGCTTATCAAACCTTATTACATTCTCGTGCCCAAAATGAGTATCTGCAATATAAAAAATTGCCATATTATCTCCTTCTTTCTCTTTTCTTATATAAATATTATAGCATAAAAATTTTTCTTTTGCAACTTTCAAAAGACCACTTGTCATATGACAAGTGGCCCCACTTTTAAAATGAAAGCTCCGCGTTGTGTACTTCCGCTTCTTTTATTAAAATTTGAGGAATGGTCATTCCACACCATTCATTTAAATTAGCTTCACCAACAACTTCTATATCAAGTTCGGGGTAAGATTGAAGCTTTTCTATGAGGTCTTCTGCTCCATAGGTCTTAACATAAACAATTCCATTTTTAGAAAAACGAACCGCATTTTTATTCTTACCCATTATCTGAACATCATTGCGACTTATTGTGATATTATGGACATAAATAAGAGGAGTTGAATTGCCTGTCCCCCAAATTGAATTATACTTAGATAAATCTGTTATAAGTGCTTCTAAATCCTCATCTGTAGCAAAACGAGAAAAATTAACAGGGAAAAAAGACTCCGTAAAATTATATGTGCTTAACTGTTCATTAGCAAGTTCATGAAGCCGATGTAGATTCTTTTCGGGAATCGCACAGCCCGCCGCACCCTCGTGTCCTTGAACAAAATCAAATAGTCCAGTATCATTAAGATAGCTTCGAAAATTACTGAACTCACTGTTACTGACTCCACGGATACTTCCCTTTATAACTCCGTCATCATTAAGGCGCGCAACTATTGTTGGATGCTTATATTTTTCTGCAAGCTGAGTGGCAACCAAGCCATTAAGTACCGAGGGAAAATTATCTTCATTATCAAGACGAATAAAAAGAATCTGATTTTCCAAAAGGTCATACTTAAATATTTTACTCTCAATGCGCGCAACTGCTGCTTCTTTGTCTTTATTTTGATGAGTCCGCGCGTTGACACATTCTCTTACGCTCTCAACTGCTGCTTCCTCAAGAGTCCCTTTCGCGCCTCGTTTATTACAAGGCACCATATAATGACCGTCAATCATCCCAAGAAAAAGTCGAGACTTCTCTTCTTGTGTTCCAACTCTTATCATTGCGTTTATTAAAGGAACAATATAAAATGCAACTGTCATTGGCGTTAAATGGTCTTGAATTTCACTCCAAGAAGAAGCCATTTGTTTTGTAATTGAGTATGCCTGTTTAATAGCCATTGTTTTAAAGAAGTAATTGTTTACTTTTCTAAACCCAGTCTCAATTATATAACGATTCTCCATATCAAGGACAGAACCCATATCACCAGTAATACCAAGCGCGGCAAGGTCAATATACTTATCTGCATTGGAAAGATTATGAGTGGCATCGTATCTACGACAAAACTGATAAGCGACGCCCGCACCCGTAAGTGCTTTGTTTTTATAATTAGGAGAAAGCTGATTATTTATAATTATGGCGTTATCACTAAATGGAGGCTCCGCCAAGTGGTGGTCAAGCACGAGACAAGGAATACCAAGCTTACCAAGTCTTTCATGGTATTCATAATCGTTACTTGAGCTATCAGGAAGAATTATCAAACTATATTCTTTCTTGCCGTTTTCAATCGTATCAATAACATCTTCTAAACCATGTTGCTTGCCCTCGTGGAGAATATACTCAATCTCTATTTCAGGCTTGAGTTCTTTTATATATTGATACATAATAGCTGAAGATGTAAAACCATCACAGTCGCAATCAACAAGCAAAAGCATAGGTTTGTTTATCTCTAAAGCTATGTCTAAAGCCTCAACGCCTCTATCAATATTCTCTAAATTTTCGGGTGATTCTAAATATTCTTCTGTAGGATGAAGAAAATCTTCAAGATTATCTACACCACGCGCGAGAAGTAGATTATTAAGGTAATTTTCCTTAAAGTTCGGATTTTCTAATTTTATTTTCACTTCACATGTCTCCTTCTTGATAACAACTCTAAAAAGACAGCCTCTCCTTGATCAACTGGGCTGTCTTTTTTCAGCGTCAGATTTATATCATCATATATAAAGGAGAAGGTAGCATAGTTATTATATTTTTTACATATATTATAAAGTTTATTAAAATACTCTTCCTCATTGGGTTTTTCTTCATTGTCTAAGCACAGACAGATTTCTTTAGGGGCGCACTCGTGCATTAGTAGGTTTAACTGGTACTTATTAAAATTAGAACCACAGATTGCTACACCACAATTTGGGAAATTAAAATCTTCCAGCTTATAGATTGATTTTTCGCCCTCAAAAATAAGTGCAAATCCATGCTGTTTTATATTTTCTTTCGTCTTATTTAAACCATACAAGTTAAGTGAAAGACGATGGGTATACCATTTCTGTTCAATTTGGACCGGCATATATTTACCATAAGTCTCAGCTTCGTACTCATCAAGCGCGCGACCTCTAATCCCAACCAAATTCCCATTCACATCATAGTGAGGAATAATAATTTTGTTCTGAGAAATAGAAAAAAGTATATTGTATTTATCCATGGCGGACTTGGAAATACCTTCTTCTAACCACTGCGCGGGATAGCATTTTTGGAATACATCCAAAATACCCTTGGGATAGGTGGGCAAGCTTTGTGTGCGAATAATTGGAGAATATCTATCTCGTAAAAGGTCGTGTTGTTCAACACCAAAACGTTCTTGTAACGGCTCAGAGATACTACAACTGCGAACCACTTCATAGATATCAAAATACCAGTCATAATCAATATTGCGCGCCTCATAGTAGTGCTTTAAAAAAGTAAAAATAGACATCGGACCACATTCTGTATAGCAATAAAAAAGATGTGTATTTTTATAATAATAAAGCTTAAAACTACCATCGTGAGTATTATGACAAATTGTATTTGTTAAAAGAAAGCTTGCTGTTTCTTGAACATCTTCTGCTCCTAAAGCCAATAATAAGTCCTTAACTCGACTTGTATCAAGATTATCAGCTAATTCTTTATAGTTCAAGTAGATTCTCCTTTCAACTCTTTATTTAGCTTATTAATATAATCCGTAATCTCTTGCTTTTGTCCCTCTTCCCAGCTCTCAACATCAAAAGCATAGTCTCGAAAGAAGTCATCAATCGGTTCCATTTGGCTGTTTGTAATAAACAAATCTTGACGCCGCATTGTACCCATATCAAAATAGCTCCAAATACGAACCTGTGTCCACTGACCGCTACGAACCTTAAAGACGTCTGTAACCAAGTTCGGTTCAATCGTTGCTAAATTTTGAATAAGTTCAAGCTCTTCTTTCGTAGGACGCGCCATAATAACACCATTATCCGCTTTGTTAATTGTTGAACGACCGCCCGCAAGAGAAGCTTCATTACGAATCGTTGTATTGTTATCTGCATTTGCATTAACCTGAGTTGATGTAAAGACAGCTACGTTTAGCTCTATTGCAAGGTCTTTCAAAGCAGTTGCGAACATGAGCAAAGCTTCGTCGTTTCTGATATTAAATCCACGAAATTCACCTAAGAGCGCGGGACCAATAAAGATATAATCATAAAAGACTGCTAATGCATCATAGTTTAGTAGTTCTTCTCTTACCACCGATTTTATAAGTTCAATTGTGGGATTTGGAATACGAATCATATGAAAGTTATCTTTATACTCTTTGATAACTTCACGCGCCTGCTCTATAAGAAGCTTTTCTTCTTCTGAAAAGCCCCCATATTTAAAGCGACTTTCATTAATACCCGTTAAATAAGCAATTACCATACGAATAATTTGCTCAGGTTTCTGCTCAGTCATTACAAACAAGATTTTTTCTGAAGAACCAACCTGTTCCCACTCACAAGTCTTGTCATTATATCGGAACGGGAATGCCAAATAACAAGCATCACTAACTGCTGATCTTGTCTTACCTGTACCACTGCCACCACTTCGAATTGTCAGCGCGCCTCGTTCAGCACCATTAATTACTTGAGAATAAATTTTACCTTGTACAGGAAGTCCAATAAACTCCGGATTACCAAAGCTATCAATAACATTATCGATTTCTTCTCCAATATCCCAAGTTTGAACTTCTTCTGTTTTTGAATATTCACCCTCAATGCGTGCCAGCTTTTTTCTTATCGCATTTGAGATATCCGCAGTTGTAAGTCTCTCAAACTTCTCATTCACTTCCTGCGCGCGAGGGTCAAAAGTATCTTCAATGTAAAAGTCGCTTATATCAACACCTATCTTCTGATAAGCATTTAACATATTAAACTTCTTTAGTTTATTGTAATAATAAGGGAAATTTTCTTCGTTTGAGAATTCCTCAACATCTTGAAGATACTCAATACCATTACTATTCTCAAAACAAGCTTTCGCCGATTCGTTTGTTGAGAGGCAATTCTCCACATCAAATGCTGAAATCTTTTTTGCACCTTGCGAATACAGTTCCCAAATTGCAGAGAATAGAAACTTCTCAAATCGACTTTGAAAGTCATTTGGAGTCAAACAATATTTGTCTGATTCGCCTAAATACTGTGGATGTTTTAAGAGGCAGCCGAAGATTTGCTGTGTTATTCTTTTATCAACAATCAATTAATCTGCCTCCGTCTCTATCATTTCAAGTGAATATTTCTTCTTTTTCTGCGCGCGACGCTTCGTTTGCGTTTTAATTCCACGTTTCTGTTCCATCTCCGCGCGCAATCTAAGTTGTTGAGTAATACGTTCACAAATACCTTTTTCTCTTCTTTCTCTTTCGACCCAATAACCACACCCCTCATCATAAACATATGGAACAATACCAATTCCACCCTTAGCTTTATTTCTTGGGGCTTTCTGTATATCATAGTAATACCTTAAAGAAAAATAAATTCCCTTGGCGGTCATATTCTTTTTCAAATAGCTTTCCCACTGCTTTTTAAACTTAATGAAGTCAATCTCCATTAACATCTCTTTTGTTAAGAACTCCCAAGTGTAGTCAAGCCATTCTTCATTTCCTTTACTGGCATGGAGGTTGTCTTTTTCTGCTACCCAGCTATTGTAACAGTCCGTATGATAAAACCATCCTTTGGACCGCATTATCCAATCTTTTCCCTCTTCTGTTGTATTTCTATCTATTTCTCCATTACAAACGCGGCAATGAACAATACCTAATTTTCTTGCCAATAGAAACACCTACTTTCACTTTTCTTCTATATATATTATACCAAAATTTTTTCAAGAAAGCAAATTCAAAAGAGCCGACTCATAATAAGCCGGCTCCTGTATATATAAAGGAAAGAATTTATTTAAGAAGAGATTTCATTTCTCCACAAACCAACTCAAAGAGGTCTTTCTGGTCTTCGGTTATTTCTGAAAGCTTCATCTTTCTACCGAAAATCATTTCAACCTTTTTAAGAACTCTCGATGCATTTTCTTCGTCCTGCTCAATAAGAGCCTTCCAAAGTTCAAATGCTTCCGCTCTTATCTCATCATAAGAGCGCTCCTCAGTCTTCATATCAGCAGAGTGATTATCTACCAATATTGCGCCATCTTTCTTCGCCTGCTCTTCTATTGCATCACCGATAGCAGATACAAGCTCTTTGTATCCAAAGGGAATCTTCGGTGAAAGATAGGGTAGACGAGAACCAGCAAGAATAGTCGGGGTTGAACGCGTAAGTAGAGTACGTGTACAATTACCTTTATTATCCCACTCGCAATTAATATAGCCAATAATATCGACAAGACGGTTTACAATGTCCGCCGCACGTGCGGGCATCGCCGGTGAAACATGCTCAACTATATTGCCATCGCCAGCATCTTCATTCTTTATCTGACTGTGGCAAATACAGATGATACCATAACCCATCATGGTAATCTTACGTAAGCATGTCTCGAACTCACTCTTGAGTGCGGCGTAGCCTCCACCATACGGTATCTCACCGATCTTCTGGACACCATTCTGCAAGCAGATATACTTCTCACAGAGTGTATAAGCTTCACCAACTGTATCGATAGTGATTGTATCATACATTTCTTTGGCTTCGGGCTGTTCAAGCTGGCGAAGAACCTGCTTAAACTCAACCCACTTTTCAATAGGCTGTGCGCGAACACCAGACAGGAAATTGGTGCCAATCTCAAAACTCAGTATCAAGTTCTTGTCCATCTGAGCCGCAAAGGTAGTCTTACCGCATTTCTCCAATTTGTTATCGTAAAGGCTTTTTATCCTCTACGTCTTATACTTCTTATTCGTATAAGTTCAGCATAGCTTTTTACCTTTTCACAAAAGGTAGGTAGTCTCGTGGAAATCTATATCATTTTATCTTCAAAAGAGTCTCAAATTTTTCCTTTTTTCTCGGTAGGTATAGAGAACCCTCTCTATACAAAATCTGATAAATTTGTTTCGTAGCTGACGTAGAATATTGAAAATAATAATAAGGAGTCTTTCCTCTTTCTTGGATAGAGACCTTTTGTATTCCATAGTCTTCCCAAAAATAATCTAATATTGTTTGTAAGACATCCTTATTAGCAGCTCCTATCTGCCATCTAAGAGCACTTTTTCCAGCCGTTGATACACAACCGTCTCCGTCAAAATACCCTCGAATAAAATCTATCCAATATTCTCGTTTAAGATGTCGAGGAAAAGTAAAAGTATAGGTCTTCGCAGGTACAATGTTATATTTAGCTAAAGTGTCTTTTATTTTTTTTGACGAACAGTGCCATTCACAACAATTATACCCTGCTGCGTTAGTATATTCTTTTACCTGCCTACTACTTCCCATTTCTGTGGCTAATTTCTGCAAAAAGTCTTTATCTACAGCGCTTAAACCAATCTTTAATTCATTCTCTCTTTTACTGATACTGCCATCTGCGGCAATAAAGCCCAACAAATAAGCCATATTGGGTGATTCATAACAAAAATAATCATCATTAATGCCATATTGTCTTCGATTCATATTGGAAGCCGAAGCGGCTTCAGAGAAATTTCTAATTGGTATTTTTTCTTCTTGCAAATAACGCTTTACGACTCGAACACTTGTTCCTGCTGCCCTTGCGCAGGCTGCCTGACCACGCTTTTCGTTTACATAAAGCTGATAAATTATACTCTTTTGTTCTTCTGTTAATATTTTCCGTTCACTCACACCGAGGAACCTCCTTAACAATAATAAAATGTTTAATATTTCTATGCGTTGCCCCTGAATAATCTTTTACAATTATCCTTCAGGTCTGATTCTCATCACAGAGTCCCAGCTTTTTACTACCAAAAGATTAAGTATTGCTACTTAAACACCCAAGAATTTAGGTCCATAAATGCATAGATACTTACCTTTAAGGTCTCTTGAAATAACACTCGGCTGTATATTAAGGATATCTATTCCCATAACTCTCTACCTCCCTTAATTAAAATCCAAGGGCCGCGGAGTCAGCTGCAGGAGCCTTTTTTGTCTTTGGAGCGTTCTGAGTCTTTGCCTTTTCCGCCGCAAGTTTCTCATCCCTCAGACGGAGACCTTCCTTAATTTTCTCTATATCATAACCAACCTCGAGCGGAAAATCACCGCCGGTTATAATAAGCTCACTGATAGAAACAGTGGAAGTCTTCTCAACCGGATCACCGAAAGCAGACTCGATAATCTTGGTCTCTGTCTTAGTTGAGAAATTAAGCTTACCGCGGAAAGGAACTGTATCCTGCGGCTGCCAGTTATCCTCGATAAATGCAATTGCCTTGGGGCTTTCGACATAGAAAGGCATAACATCAACAAGTCCACCCCACTGAGGAATGCACATATTTATACGAAGTCTGCCCGTCTCAACACCCTGAGTATCAACCTCATTGCACTTCTGACGGATAACGCCATCATACTCAAAGATAGCACCCATCTTCATATCATCCTTACGAATTTTACGAATAAAGCTACCTCTGACCTGCGGGAAAGACACGAAACGATTGTCTCTACCATAATACTCATTCATTGCAAGCTGACCAGAAATACGAACTGCGTCAGCCTTGTCTTCACCACCCGCCGCGGCAATAGAGGTATAATCAAATACTTCGTGCCACTGCTTATAAGCGGGATTCTCATTGCCATCTTTCTTGAGCTTATTGGCAAAGACATGGACAGGAACCTCAAGAATTTTATCCGATGAGCCTATCTTCTGAACAACTTTGACTGTAACAGAACCACTAATATAGTCATTCTTTACGCCATTCTTCTCATAAGAACCCTCTTTTAGATTGTTTTCGCTTAGTATACCTATAATTTCTACTACATTGCTGCTTGCCATTTTCTTTTCTCCTTGTTAATATGGTTCTTATTCGGTTGCCCGAAGTTAAACCTCGGGCAACATTAAATAAAAATTACTCTGCGTCCTCGGAGGGAACGAAAGTACGACCAGCCTCGGTAAGAACAACATAAGTGATAGGCTTCTCCTGACCCTCAACAGAGACCTTCTCTCTATCGACAAGACCCTTAGCATGAGGACCCTTGCAACCAAGAGCGGTGACAGTACCATTGATAGACTTCTCAGTCTTGCCAAGAGCGGTAGCAAGCTCGGGGATTGAGACGCGGCCACCATTGTCCTTAACATAGTTGAATACGAGGGATGCATTTTCAGTAAGTTTCATTTTGTTTGTACTCCTTTTTATTAGTTAGTTTAAATTTATTCGAAGTCATCTCTGACTTTCTATTAATATTATATAAGTATTTTAGAAAAAAATCAAACTTTCACTTTTTAATTTTCATCAAAGAATGTAAAAACATTTGTAGTTGTATATTTTCACCTTTACTTACATAAATATTTTTAAGATTTATAAAGTCCTACCACACAATCCGTAAGAGATTTAAGAGTAATTGCTTTTACACCTTGAGCATCTTTAAGCTGATTTGGAATAGAGCCACAATCCAAACTTATTTGTGCGCGGGACGTCGTTACAGTAACTTCTTTATCACTTAATTGAAGCGGTAGAAAATCAATCATATAATCGGATTCGGTTAATCGCTGGGGCTTAACTCCTTTGTTTCCGCGTGAGCCAAGTCCAAATTCAGAAAGGGGAGTCCTTTTAGTATATCCATTTCCAGTTATAAACAGAAGATACTTGGTCTCAACTGGAATTGGGCGTACCGATACAACTGAATCTCCATCATTAAGTTTAATGCAACGAACTCCTTTGGAGACTCTTCCGACCGTGCGGATATCTTTTATGCTACAGTATAGGAACTGTCCCATCTCGGTTAGTATGCCAACTTTGTCGCAATCTTCAAGAAAAGCACAACAAATCTCATCGCCCTCATTAAGTTCAATTGCTTTAAGAAGTCCAGTACGATTCATTTTGTACTCGGAAAAAGAGCTTCTCTTGACAAGTCCTTTTTTTGTAAAGAAAAAGATATCTTTATCTTTATCACTCTTGTCCAAACTCATAACTGCAACTATGTTTTCCGCACCAGTTATACCAAGAGAAATTGTAGAAAACTTCTCCCCAATAGGTAGGAGTGAAGCAGGACGATGGAAGAACTCTCCTTTAGAAGTAAAGAAAAGAATTTCATTTGTTGTATTTGTCGAAAGAGTATCAACCACAAATTCCTTTGGATTAAGCTTAAACTTCATACCAACTCCACCACGCTTCTGGGTATAGAGAGTTGAACTTTCTTGGGCAAATAGATTACCTTGATTGGTGAAAGAAATCAGAAGTTTCTTTTCCTCTATTGTTTCATCTTCGTTGCCAAGATTAAGAATTTTCGTGCGGCGGCTATCACCAAATTTTTCGGCGACCGCGCGCAAATCATTCTCAATTTCTTTCTTTAATAAATTGACATCGTTAAGAATTTCTTCAATTCGTGCTTTTTCTCTGAGAAGTTCTGCCTGTTCACTTTGAAGTTTGGTAATTTCCAAATGAGCAAGTCTCGCAAGTTTAATATCCAAAATTGCTTTTGCCTGAACCTCGTCTATTGTTAAATAAGATTGAAGTTTTGAAGATGCTTCTTTGGTGTCTTTCGCGCTTTTTATAATCTTAACTACTTCATCAATAGAAGCTATAGCACGAAGTAAAGCTTCAATAATATGAAGCCGCTTAACAATTTTATCCAAATCAAATTCATGCCCACGAGTGTAAACAATTATCTGATGGTCAATATAGGATTGTAGAAGTTCACGCCAAGTCATAACTCTTGGGAAACGTCCATTTTCCAGTACCGTCAAATTAATGCTATAATGATACTCCAAAGAAGTATTCTTATAAAGATACCTTAATACAAGGTCTGGATTTGCACTCTTCTTTAGATAGATTTTGAGACAAGGAGTAAGCTTTGTAAGGTCATTATACCTTTCTATACCGGGATTTTCGTCACTTTCAATAATTGCATGGATTTGTTCGCATATAGTATTTGTGTAAACTCCATAGGGAACTTCGGTTACAATAAAGCAACGATCTTTGGAATCATATGAAACCAAAGCTCTCAACTTACAAGCCGCGCCCGACCCCTTTTTAAGGCTTTCCTTTACAGCAGCTTCATTGAGAAGATATCCGCCTGTTGCAAAGTCGGGGCAACAATAGATGTCATCATAACTACAAACAGGATTCCATAGAAGATGAATGAGCGCTTCGTTTACATCCTGTATACGAAACTGTGGCAAATTACTGCTCATACCTATTCCAATTCCTGCACTACCATTTACAATATTATAGAAGCCTTTTGTGGGGAGGACTGATGGATACTGTTCAGTATCGTCATAATTGTCTCGCCAATCTTCTATTGTATTTTTGTCTATGTCTCGAAAGAGATAAGATGAAAGCTCACTTAAACGAGAACTCGTATAACGCGGCGAGCTCCAGTTTCCTGTTTCTGTAGGCTGTCCAACGCCACCCTCTACTTCAATCAAAGGATATCTCATTGCCCACGGTTGCGCAGCACGCATTATTACGCCGACGCAACTTGCATCACCGTGGATATACATTCTCGACGCACTACCCACTGCCTTGAGAGTCTTCTTCATCGGTTTGGAGTGAAGAAATTTATCCGTATACAGACAATAAAAAATCTGACGTGCCGATGGCTTCAAACAATCTCTCGCATCTACGAGTGCGCGCGACTGTAGAACAGCACCAGAGTATTGGATAAAACTCTCTTTTATGACTGATGTTAAATCTTCCATTTAGCTCTCCTTTCCTCAATTTCTTTTAATATTATAGCTTAATTTTTAGATTAAAACAAATTTTTAATACTTATAATTATAATAGCAAGACATAAGATTGCCTTGGCAATGTACATATGGAGCATCCTTAATACCATAGCAATAGCCATATTTCTTGCCCTCAAAATTTTCGCCTATTAAACGATAATAGGGGCAATCTATATCTCTTAGAAGAAAATTTCGTATCTCTTCTTCTGAATGGATAGCGCAGCAAACGCTTTCACCTTGAGAAGTCCATGCAACCTTTTGGGTAAAGTCGAGAGGGACTTCTTCTCCACATATAAAGCACTTCATTTACTTTTCCTCCTGTCTCTTATTTTCTCATAGGATTTTATAATACGCAGAATTATTTTTTGAGTAAAAGTAAGGCGAAGCCCACATAGCTCATAAAGTGCAGGACATACTTTATAAAATTTTATCCAATCTTCACTTATTAAATTCTCGTCTATTTTTTCTTCAATGCCTAAAACTGCTCCTACATCTGGTTTAGACTGTAATTCAACCTCACACTGCGGGCATACCTGCCGTCCCTCGGGAACTATCTCTCCGCAACAGACGCATCTGTCTGCATCAGCCATTGTTGTTACCTCCACCCATCTTCGCGCCACAATTAGAACAAAATGGCGTTTTAATATATTCTTTTATTTCTTCATATCCTGTAGAATATAAGTTTTCTTCCCAATCATAGTCAAATGTTTCTTTAAAAGTGCTTGTATATTGCGCTTCTGCTCCGCAATATGAGCATACGCAAGGAATATCGTAATAACCGCTCTCAATCCATTCGCCGTGTTTAGCCTCTTGCACATCGGCGACGGGAGCTGATTTTACACAAAGGTCTACAACAGTACCGATTGCATCACTACGAACTATCCTCTCGTAGTTTTCACCGCAATCGTTATACCAAGGAGACTTTTTAAGTTCTTTTATTTCCGCTAAAAGCAAATCACGGTCAATATAATCGCTCATTTTTATACTCCTTTACTTAATTTCTCTCCAATCAATTCTTTGTCCACAACGTACACAATACTGATACCATGCATGTAAGTATTCTCCACAGTGCGGGCAATGAAAATCTCCATAATAGACTTCTATGGGAGGCTCTCCTCTATTCTTCCGAATTATCTCATAAACCCTTTCTTTTGTACAATTTGTGCCCTTCTCAAAGAACTTTGATATCGGCTGAGATAAAACTTCTTTTATTTGTTGTAATGTAACTTTCATTACTCTTTCCTCCCTTTATAATAGAATTATAACAAAAAAAGGAAGGAAAATCAATTTTCCTTCCCTTAGCTTTAACCTTATTCTCTTATAGTAGAAAAGTCTACATTCTTAAAAATAAATTCTGTTCGCGGTTCTACATCTTTACCCATAAGAGCGCATAACAAATCGCGCGCCTCTGGTGAGGTCTGGAATATATCAAATCGCTGATATTCTGGATTAAACATTGAATTGTGTGCTTGCTCCTCAGTCAATGAGCCGAGGCCCTTGTTTCTTTGGACAATACCTGATATACGACCGCGTGCCGCATCCATTTCTTCGTCGGTGAAGTAGTAAGTTTCATTCTTTCCATTCTTAACGATATAAAGAGGAGAACGTAACCAACCAAGTCTTCCTTCTTCAATGAACTGCGGTGCCAAGTACTGTAATGCAGCCATCAAAAGTAGGCCTATATGGTACCCATCAGAATCCGAGTCCGTACAGATACCGACACGTCCATACCTCAGTTTTCGACCATCATAATGTCCTGGTACTATATTCAATGCGCTCAGGAGAAGTTTAATCTCTTCGTTCTGGTAAATTTTCTCCTCATCATTAGACAGACAGTTTATGGTTTTTCCGCGTATACACATAATACCATATGACTTTTCATCGCGCGCGACTCCTACTGAAGCCATTGCTGAATTTCCCTCAACGACAAGAAGCGTAGCATTCTGCCCAAGAAATTCTGCATCTTTGAGCTTGTCGCTTGCAATATACTTTTTCTTCTGCGTTTTTTCAACCTCTTTTTGTGCTTCGAGAACTTGCTTTCGCGCACGCTCCGCCGCAAGTTCAGCCTTTTGCTCTTTTGCAAGTAGGTCAAGAACTCGCTGAAATTCCTCTGCATGTTGCTGTTCAAAACTTTCAAGCATTTGTGTGGTCGCGCGCTGACAAAGCCCTCTCAGTTCGGGATTGTTAACCTTAGTCTTTGTTTGGTTTGCAAAAGATGGATTTGGGACTTGACAGCTTATGGCATAGAAGAGTCCTTTTCGTAAAACCTCGGGAGGAGCCTCACCTTTAAGCTTTTTCTTAAAGAAGTTTGTAAGCGCTGTTTTAACACCTGTTAAGCTTGTACCGCCTTCGACATTTTCAAGACCATTAGTAAATACATAAGAGGTTTCTGCACGGCTATCAGTCCATTCCATCGCTATTTCAACGGTTATATCTCCGTCTTTTAAACAAATGCTTAAAGGTGTTTTATTTAGTGCCCTTCCACCTTTAGCTTTCATTAAATCTACAAGTCCATTTTTTGAATAATAAGTAACTTTTTCTCCTGTTATATTATTCATAAGTTCAAAAGTTAATCCCTTGCAAAGATAAGACCAATCTTCGCACATCTTCTTTATATCTTCAAACTTTATATCAATTGGTTCAAGGTTATAAACTTCTTGAGAAGGACGAAATTGAACGAAAGTACCAGACTTTATTGTCTTTTGCTGTTGAGTCTCAAGGTCAACTTTAATACCCTTTTCCAATATTAAAGTGGCTACTTTATCATCGCGGCGGGTCCGTGCAAAAAAGTAATCTGATGAGAGCGCAACACCCTTAGCACCAATACCGTTCATCCCCGCCACATTCTGGTAGGTTTTGTCATTGAACTTTCCTCCGCTGTGGGGCAAGGTATAAATTGCCTCAAGGGCATCTATACCATCTTCACGCAATCCAAATGGCACACCGCGTCCGAAGTCTTCTATTGTAACGACATTGTCCTTATCAAGAGTGACCAAAATACAATTGCCATAACCCATTGTATATTCATCAATTGAGTTAGTAATTATTTCTCGTATACATTGAAGGACACCTTGATTATCCGCGCTGCCCATATACATAGCAACTCGTGTTCTTATTGCATCACGAAAAGATAGGGTCTGTATACTATCTGCATTGTAGCTCTGATTAACTTCGTTCATACATCATCCTCCTCTTCATCGTCTTCATCTTCGTCATGTTTCAATTCATACCAACCATCCCACTCATATCCAGCAGGATACCAATACTTACCATCAAAAATATATCCCTTTACATAAGTATAAATTTTATGTGTAATTAAAAGAGTATTCTCTGGGGTAATAATTACATTGCTTTTGCCCCATGTTGAGTAATAGCATCTTAAATCATTATCATCATAATAATAGCCTCTTACTTTTTCCACCCGTTCCTCAAATACGCTACCAATCGGATAAGCTTCTTTTATCTCTTCCAACGTCTTAAACTTATCTTTTTTCTTCATATTATTCTTTCCTTTCTCATATTTCTATTAATATTATAAAAAAAATCAGAGGAAAAATCAACTTTTCCTCTGATCGTTTATTTATTTAGATTTACGCGCTTACTTCCTCGAAGTATTGTCCAATAAGCTGAGAAGGGGTATAATATAGAATCGTACCTTGACCATTGCTATCGTCTCTGGTACATTTATAAATCTTATCTCCCTCTTTATAATACTTGTCTTTATAATATCTCATGCCTACTTCTGCCGTAATAGGATTGTTAAGAGTACCTTCTTCTTCTGGCTTTGCAACTGCTTCCCAGTGCGCGGATGTCACATCCGGTGTCCAATTAGGTACGCCACCAGTAATTGCATTATAGCATTTATAAAGTTTACCATTATACCTACACCTATCACCTACATTGTATGCAATTGGTTCCCATGCAGGAAAAAGTTCAATACTCTCAAGCGCCTGTTCGTCCGGAAGCAAGGTCGCCGCGGACTCTATTTTCTTTCTAAAAGCTACTGCTTCTGCTCTTGTCATTTAGCTTCACCACCAGTTATTATTAATAAAGCTTCATCAGTATTAATCTCATCATCAGTAATGACTCGATAATTTTGTTTAATTACGGTCTCTTCTTCCGTCCAATATGGCTCCGCCCTCTGATCAGGCCCAAGAGTCGGATATTCATTTTCTTCTATTGGTTTATACCCTAAAGCTAAGATAGTTTCCGTGGGCGGATTAGTTATTATCATTCCATCCTTAGCATACCAGCCATCGAAGCACTTTGGAAAAGTGTTTTCATCTATAAATTTATAATAATTTGTAGCCAAATTCTAAACTCCCCTTGTTATAAAAATTTTGTGCCGAAACTCTATCATATAAACAAGGTCGGCGCGATGAATCTAAGCAAGGCTGAAAGTCTCGTACAAGAGTTTGACCATCCCATATTTTTAACCAGTATATTCTTTTTTGACCGTCATCACCTTTATCAGCACGAATACGAGTTGACGAGCTTGTACCAAAAAGAAAAATATTACGATTTGATGTAAAATTATTTGGATCATGAGTTGACCTTGTAACTCCATTTATTATGCACTTTTGTGGTGTCACATCTGCTACAAAACGACAGTTAGCCTCAGCAGGCTCGGTAAAATTATTTCTTGCACTTCCACTTGAAAATTCCCACAAATCTCCTTTAAGCCTTCCAAGACCTAAAGAATATCGCACAATTGCGTTTTCACCTTGAAAAAGCCATATATACTCGTTACCAATTGTATTTGCATCAAACCACCATTCTCCCAAAAGCCTTGTTTTATCAGAGCCTTTTATACCACTATCAAACCATTGTTTATGAGAGGTTGATTCTATATACTCAACAGGAGTATAGCCTTTGGGTAATCTATAATCAATTTCGCTCATTATTGTTTTTCGTTTTTCTTCAAAATAGTTCACACCCAAACACCTCTTACAACGGCATTAAAACCAAAAGAGTTTTTCCAAAAAATAATATCATAATATTTACCACGAACTGGCACAAACTGCCCATTATTTATATCTATTCCACTCCAAATAATGCCAGTGGGATAGCTAAATTGGGGAGTTGCATTAAATTTTATGGAAAGTTCTGACATATATGTGTCAAGGACATTTTCGGGAAAAGTGACAGTACATGAGGCACCCCCCGTTGATATTCCTTGATATGTTTTGTTATTATCAAGTTGAATTGAAGAACTAAGAGGCTCTATTTTTGGAACAATTTGTATTAAATGTTGCTGCGTATTTAAATGACCATATCGATAACCAAGTTGTGTATCTTCTCCGCTACCAGAAACAAAAAGACTATCAAGACAATCTTTGTTAGTGTGCGTGTGTGCCTTTTCATTTAACGCTGTATACTGGGTATTAAGAGTATCAACATCTTGCGTAAATGTCTCCTGATTCGATGCGAGCGTAGAAATATCCGTTGTGTTCTTTTTGACCCTTGTGTCCATCGAATCAATGGCGCTGCCAAGAGCCTCGATATCAGTCTCAGCTTGAGTTTTCGAACCAACCAACGCATCAAGCGCGCCTTGTGCATTTGTAACACCTTCCAAGTTTGCATTTGTGTAGCTTACCTCGGAGGCAGTTGTTGCGCCGCCTCCTTTTAGAGTAAAAGCTACGCCATTGTAAGTTACTGATTCAACGGTTTTACTTGTATCAAGGCTCATTCATCAACACCCCCGACAATAATTCGAAGTGCATCACTATCAGTACACTCCATTATCTCATCCGTCTCTATATAAGTATAGCCAGAAGTTGGAAGGTCTACTGCTTCACAATAAGTTTCTTCTGTACCAACTTTTTTTATCATTTTGTTCTCGTCACTATATGTGCGAACAAGACCGTTTGAAAGTGTCTCAGTTTTTATCATATTAGCTTCCCTCCAATTCTGAAATAGGTTTAATCTGGTTGGCAAAAGTTACCCAGTTGGTTGCGATTTTATAAGAGTCTACAAGATTATCGGGAACATAAATATAGCCGGTGCCAGCGGCGATTTTTGTACTATTGAAAGCATTAATATTTTCAAGAATACAAACATTTGAGTTTCTTAAAATTAAGGTATCTAACTGTCGAGCGTAAATAAAAGCACTACTTTCAATATTATTAACAGATAAGAAATCTATTTTTTGAATAACAGTATCTCTAAAAGTAAAAGACATTATAGTTGTAACCAACGGTAAACTTACTTGAGATAATTTACTACATCCCCAAAAAGCGCTACCAAGTGCACCACTTCCAAGAGTATGACATGAAGGCAATGACACAGCTTCTAAGTTGCTACAGCCATAGAAGGAGCTACCACCTGCGACTTGACAATGAGGAAGGCTTATGGCTTTAAGTTTGGTACATCCACGAAAGCTATTATAGCTAATATTTATGACATTTGGAAGATTAATGTCTGTTATTTCAGTGCAATTTGCAAAAGCATATTCACCAATTTGTGTAACTCTATCATTCGTATAAGCCCCGCTAATCTCTCTTGTTATTAAGCTATCAAGCTCATTGGCATTTGATCCGCTTGCATCCGTAATTACCAGCTCAGAATTTCCATCATCGAGCAAATTCTGTACTATATTATAGGCTCCTTTCTGTCCAATAAGCGCCAGTATTGCTTCTACTAACTCGTTTATTGACATATTCTCAGTAGCCAAATCAGTGTTATCCTTTAAATAATCCGCAAGTGCCCTTTTAGCATTTGTTATTCTCGCTATTTGCTGACCTATCTTTGAATCTGCTGGCGCAATTGTAGCCATTATCCTTTAACCTCCTGAATTTTGACTTTATATGGCTGCAAGAGCCGTCTCAATATCATTAGTAAGCGATATGGTACCACCAGAAGTCTTGCCCGCAGGAATTGTATAAGAAGTAGTAGTCAAACCATCAATTGTTGCAGTAATAGCACCATTATCAGCCATAGTACCAGTAATAACAGTACCTTCGGCATCCACTATCTTCTTACCGACAAGAACATCAGCGGCTGTTGCGGTAACCCCAGTAACATCCTGATAGTCAGCAGGGATGGCTGCAACCGTAACCTTATCAAGGACCTTACCCTTGGTGGGAGCGATTGTCTGCGCGGTTTTAGTGGGGGTAGCAGTCTTCTGCTCAAGAACAATAGTAACCGCACCTTCACCACTGTGGTGGCCTGCTGCGATTGTAAATGACTGGTTATCAGCAGTAGCATCAAGAGTCTTAGTAACGGTACCATTGTCTGTCATAGTACCGTCAATAACAGTACCGTCTGTGCCAACAATCTTCTTGCCAACAAGGACATCTCCTGCAGCAGCAGTTACGCCAGTAACATCTTGATAAGCAGGAGGAATAGCAGCAACAGTTATTTTATCAATGACCTTGCCCTTAGTAGCAGAAATAACTTGCTCTGCCTTTGTGGGTGTAGCTGTTTTAGACTCAAGTACAACTGAAACAGTACCTTCACCACTATGATAGCCAATAGGTACAGTATAAGTTTGATTGCCAGTAGAAGCATCCAAAACTTTTGCTACTGCGCCGTTGTCAGTCATTGTACCTTCGATAACAGCACCATCAGTACCTACGATATTCTTACCAGTAAGTACATCCGCTGCTACTGCAGTAACTCCGGTCACATCCTGATATGTAGCGGGTATTGCAGCAACAGTAACTTTGCTGAGAACCTTGCCTGTGGTAGGAGTAATATCCTGTGCTTTCTTTGTAGGAGTCGCTGTTTTCTCTTCAAGAGTTATCGAAACAGCGCCCTTACCGTTGTGTATGCCTGCAGGAACAGTGTAGGATTGATTATCTGCCGTTGCATCAAGTGCCTTTGTAACTGCACCATTGTCTGCAAGAGTACCTGCTGCAGTAGAACCATCCGCCTTAATAAAAACCTTGTTCGCGCGGACATCTCCTTCTACAACTGTAACAGCACTAACGTCCTGATAGTTTTCGGGTATGGCTTCAACCGTTACGGAAGAAAGACCATAGCTACCTGCATCAGGAACTACTGACTGTTGTTCTTTCGTAGGAGTAATTTTCTTTGTTTGAAGTGTATAGTTACCACCGCCCGCAACGCCTTTAACGGTACCGCTACCATTGTGATAACCTGCGGGTATTGTATATGTCTCACCTTCCTTGACATTTGCATCGACTGCGCCTTGATTCTTAATTGCAGCAGCCTTTGTTGCTAATTCATCAAGCTTATCTGTGCTTGTAGCGATTCCCAGACCAACTTCCCATGTTCTTATCTTATTTCTCGCTTCTTGTAGTCTGGTAATTTCAGTTTGTGTGCTCATTAATTAGCCTCCTAAATTGTTTCTAAAAGTGCATTTATATTACCGATTTCTGTAAAAACTGCCGCAGAGGTAATCGGTTTAGTATTATCTTCATCCACTGTGGTTGCCGTATCAACAGATAAACGACGACCTTCCAGTTTTAAGCCGTCTCCTATGATGTAGCCACCGGTTCCGGGGTCTCCACCACCGCCACCACCGTATTTATCGGTATACGATTTTGCGAGTGCAAGAGTTACGACATCTAAACTCAATTCTCTTCACCCCCAAAGTAAGCTTATATTTGACCAAATACCTTTGACAGAAGTTCGAATATTGCTCTGCCATAAAGTCCAATTAAGTTTAGTAGATTAAATAAAATTGCTTCTAACATTTTATGGTCCCTCCGTTATAATTCCAAGAGCTTCTGAATCCGAAACTTCTTCTTGATGTGTTAGGAAAAGTTGATATTCCTCCTCAGAAACCTCGGTTAAGTCTGTCTCGGTTAGAGATTTAGCAAGAACTATATAGTCTGGATAAATTTCACCCGTTATTTGATTTTTTAAATGTAGATTTTCCGCAGGGTGAATTATATTATTAGTTACTGTCATAATTACACCTCACGCTATTGTCCAGTTTTTATTAGTAATTGCGGTCGCTATTGTGACCGCGCCCACATCCGTCGAGTCACAACTAATATAAAGATTTGTTGTAGCATCTAATTTAACATAGTTGGTATAAAAGACACCTGTATCGGCGTTTTTTAAATTATCATGTACTTTTACCGTTAAAGCAGTTTCACCCGTTAAGTCTTTTAGAGCATTGAGGACATTTATACATGATGCTAAATTTAAATTCCTTTGTTCGCCAAGATCTAATGCAACTCCAACCGTATTAGCCCTTATGTCCAACTCTACAAGTCCTCTTTGGGAATTAAAAAGCTGGGATGCAGTTGTAACGGAAGTAAAATCCAGCCCTAATATTTTTTTTAAATTATCATTAAGACCTGTACCACCACAAGCAAAAGCAGCATTTAGGGTTGTTACTTTTGATAAATCACCGTAAAAAATAATTTCCTCTAATGAGCCACCCGCTCTATTATTAAAAACATAACTCATATTTGTTAATTTTTCACTAACCGTCAGTTCAATTTTCTTTAAATTGTTGGCTTGACTACCAATATCAAAAGCTTTGTTTAGAGTAGTCACATTAGGAATATTTAAAGTTAAGTTAGTTGCAGTATTAGCACTGGTCACTTGAAAATGTCCCAAGCTTTGCACAAAATTAAGCAAATCTTGGCTCGTTATAGAATCAATCGCATCACCGAAGCCTTTTGAGACGTCCCATGTTATTAAGTCAGTGCTATCAGTTTTAACACGTATACGATTAGCCGTATAGGTCAGGGCCTCATCAAATTTAATGGAGTCAATTACTTTGTCATATGCCATCAATAACTGCCTCCTGTCCAAGTCGGTAGGGCAGCAAGAACATCATTAACTATTGATTGCTTGTCTGCTACCGTCCAATAATCAGTACCTTTAACGGGTGTTTTGCCATCAGTACCCTTCACACCCGGGTCTCCTGTATCACCCTTATCTCCTTTTAAACCAACATTCGAGCCATCATATTGAAGCTTTCCGCTTACCACACCAAGCTTATCAAGAACGGACTTATTGTTATGAGTATGAGCATCTTTCACAAGCTTATCAAGTGCTCCTTTGACATTTGTAACATCGGCCAACTGCTTGTTGGTATAACTAACTCCCCCCGCAGTAGAGGCTCCTCCGCCGCCACCATGTTGATCAGTATACGACTTCGCAAGAGCCAGAGTTATAACATCAAGACTCATTTGCTCTCACCTCACATTTCGTACCATTTTCCATCATTTCCCATAATAAAAATTTGCTTTGTGGAAATGATATAAACTTTATCACCAAAGGCAATATTCTCATTTTGAGCCAGTGCAGTCTTATCAACATCTGTCATACAATACCATAGTCGATCCTGCACGTTTGCTCGCGCCCACGATTGAGCAAGGACATAATTATCCATCTTCTTTCCTCCTATTTTAAAAATAAAGAGAAGTACCTTCTCTACAATACAAGTAGAAAAGAGACCTCGTTTATTCGTTATTCCCAGTCTACATACTTTTTCTTTCTTTTCGGCGCGGGAGTTGTCCATAGGAGTAAATCCATAGCACGAGTCGCCGCAACATATTGTATACGCTTTTCTTCGGTGTTCCATCCGCGTGCACCAATAACAACAACATTTTTTGCCTCAAGACCTTTCGAAGTATGGATAGTAAGAACCTTTACAGTATCTTGAGCCATTTTCTTGGAGAACTCTTCTTCAGTAATCTTACCTCTTTTAAAGGTATCGCAAGGGATTCCTTTCATTTCAAGATAGGTATAAATAGCTTCCAATTCTCCATTAGTGCGAGTTAAAACAAACCAATCCTTGTAATTGCCCTTCTTCAAAATAAGATTGGCAATTACATCAGGGTCATATTCCGCGCGGGCAACTATACCTTCGGACTCTCTCATTGAAAATGAATCGTCAAAATACTCATCTCCCGCCTTGCGAATAAGTGCTTTTGCATAATCAAGAATTTTGGATGAATTACGGTAATTCTCATTTAAATGATAGGTCGTAACTCCCGGGCTATTTGCTAACTCAATCAGCAGGTCGGGTCGAGCCATATTAAACTCATAAATACACTGACGGTAATCTCCAACAAAGAAGAAATTCTCAGGTTTAAGCATATCAAGTAAAAACTCAAACTGAATTTCACTCGAGTCCTGCGCCTCATCAAGGAGTAGGTGCTTTACAGGAGATACAACAACGGGGTTCTTCTTTATAAGATTAAAAAATCCGTCAAAATTCTCTTTTGCTATATACGAAGTCGTATTGATTCCATGAGAGGTTAAAATCTTATTCGCATAAGAATGGACCGTTCCGATGAAAACCGAAGTCTCACCGAGTCTTTTTCTCATTTCTTCCGCTGCCGCATTAGTAAACGTGATAACTACAATCTGCGCAGGATCCTCACCATTCTCGAGAAGATAACGTACTCGTTCGGTCAGAACGCGAGTCTTTCCGGAAGCAGCACATGATATAACTACCACCTTATTATGAGATGTTTCAACTATTTCTTTCTGTGCTTTACTAAGTTCCAAACTTAATTATCCTCCCTTTTTCAAATTATAGCCATAAATATTTGACTGATATAAATCTATATAGAACTTCTCTCGTTCGGAGAGTTTATCTTTGTCAACTTGTTCAAGTACAGTAAATGTAAAGTCACTCCAATTGCCATATAAGGCTTCATGGATTTTTTGCTTTGAGACTGTACCAATATTGAGCGAAGTTTTTATATGCTCTGCCCAACGTTTTGAGATTTCAGCAGATGTTTTGCCTATATATTTCTTATGAGATTTTTGATTTTCAATACAATAAATGACACTGCGTGGCACATTATTACCGAAGAGTGCATTTATCATATCATTAAAAGGCTTTTGAAGAAAAGCCGTCCATATCAATTTATAGATGACTGTCTTTTGGTTAAAGGTTCGGCTTAACTCAAGAAGCCTATCAATATCTTCTTTTTCCAAAGTAGATAAATGTATTATATGAGATTCTTTCTCGTTCTCTAAAAACTCCTCTTGACGCCGTTGCTCATTTATTGCGTCACATTGTGCGCGATAGTCATTAATTTCTTCTCGAAGTGTCAAAATAATTTCCATCGCTTCTTCTGCGGCGAAGTCCGCTTCGGATTTATGCTGTTCCGCTATTGAATCGTAAATATCGGTTAATTGTTGAAGCTCTTCTACATATTTATCCGTGCGTTCTTTTCTTTTTTGTTTCTCTTTTTCCCAAAGATAGTTACTATAGCTTATAAGTTCTTGTTCAAGCTCAGCTTTCTTATATTTTGCTTCTTCTTTCTTCTGGCGCCGTGCGCATTGTAAGGCAACTTCGGCTTTTTCCTTTTCTTTTCGTGTATTGGCAAGTTCTTTATCTAAGACTTCTTTTGCTTTTATTTGTTCATCAAGTTCTTCTTTAATTTTCTTTGAAGACTCAATGTTGTTTTGAAGTTGTAGGTTTTTCTTTTTTTTATGACTTCTAATTAAACTGGTTATAAAAAATATTAAAACTATTCCAACTTGTACGCTTAGAATAGTTAAAATAAGAATATCTCTGTCCATTATTTATTCTCCTTTACTTCTCTTATTATAATTATAAGAGAAAAAAGAAAAGAAGTCAAATTTCTTTGACTTCTTTTCCTCTTACAGAGGTAATTTATCGTTCTCTTCAATTTCCCACTTACATATCTCTTCATACAGCAGTTTACCATAACTATTTTGATGAAATTGTTCACTATAAATTTTATATAGCGAGTCTGCCATCTTTCTTTCATATAAAGGTATTTTTCTTGTTGTATTATACTGATAGTAAATGTTTTTAATTGCATTGCGGCAATCTTCCGCACAAAAGTTTTGAACCTGAGCAAATCGTACATCTAATTCTTTAAACTTCCCATTAAGCTCCTTTAAAACAACTTTAATTTCCTCTATTTCCTTGGATTGCTTTTCGTCATTTTTCTTTATCTCTGCTGAGTGTTCATCAAATAACTGCTTAAAATGCTTATTCTGCATTTTAGTTATAATTCCGATAGCACTCATTACACTAAGAAAAAGCCCCACAAGCGCGCCAAGATTTTTTATTACCTCAAAAAACTCCAACTACCTTCCCCCTTTTCTTAGGGTCTCCATAAATAAGTAGTCGGATGCCACAAACTATATTCTATTTTCATACTTCCGCCATAAATCATCATTATGCCAGATTGTAACCACTCGAAATTCAGGCTTAAAAAGATCCCGACAGCTCTTGAGATTGTCTAACTCCCAGTAAGGAATACGATATAACGATAATCCGTGTGCAAGAGCATAGCTATTCTTTTGTCGGTCATGTCCTTTAGTTTTAAGAAAGTCTCGTTGAGTCTTCTGAAAATATGCAACTCGTTTAAAGTGTTGCTGTCCGTCAAATTCAATTAAAGCTCCCAGTGCGGGCAAGTAAAAGTCATAACGATAACGCCCACCGCGTAAGTCAGAGAACTCCTTTTCTCGTTCAAATTGGAGTCCTCCTTTACGCAACAAATTAACGATTGCCTGCTCACCCTTCGAGGTCTTCATGGAACTTTTCTCCAATCAAATAATTGATATAATCGACAAACTGGTCACGAACTTGACGAAGCTGCGTAATATTGAAAGTTTTAAGAGCAGAGCCTTTGGGGAGATAGATAAGATTATCGATATTTTCCGCTTGCAGTGTATACAAACGATCAAGCGCCGCAGGGTTAAGATCATCAACATCATAATAAACTACTTCAATTCGTTCACTCTTGCCGCGCTGATAACCAAGTTTATAAGCAGTATCGGAAGAGCTATATATATCTTTAGACATTACTCATTACCTCCAAACACTTTATTGTAGGTGCAATCTTTAATTGTCAAATCGTCTCTAAACCCGACCATTTTTGCATGACGAAGACCGTTAGTTCCTTCCATGACCTCCATACAACTGACTTCAATGCAACGACCTTTGTACTTGTCAGGGTTCATCTTTATTTCTTCTGTGAGATTGCTGAGAAGACCAATCGGTATAACCTTATCGCCTTTAACTACACCAATCTCGAGAGATGCCGCCCAATCATAGTAATAAGCTTTTGTAACAGGTTCAATAGTACGATACTTATAATATTCGAGATAATGCTCTCCCTCGGGAAGTCGTTCATCAGTTTTTGAATTAACCCAATACTTCCAAGATTCAATTTCCTTACCCGCATAGACTTTCGTGGGACGAGTAAAGTGCCCTGTAAAGAAACAATCTATTGTCTGGTTGATTTCTTTCTTTATCTTAATGGTCTGCCGCGCAGGTGTACGCTTAGTATAGATAGGACAATATTTATTGGTTATAACTACACCTTCTCGTCCTGACTCAAGATATTCTCCAATCTTATCCCAAAGCTCTACACCCTTATAGTAAGTTGCATATTCAACATAGGGAATATCGCCAAGCGTCTCTTGAAGTCTGTTTACCGCTTCAAATCTTTTCTCTGCGGGATACTGCATCCAGCTCTTACCGGCCCACGCACAGATATCAAAAATATAAAAGTGAAGTTTCTTACCCGCTTCCTGTCGAGCAATACACTTGTCTTTTAAGCAACCAAGAAGAGAAGTTATTTTTCTTGAACCCTCATCGCCCGGAAGATAAACTTCACAAAGTAGTACAGTACCTTTTGGCAGGGCGTCCATTAAAGGCTTAATCTGTGGTACCCACTCAATCTTATCAACGACTTCACCTTTAACATTACGATTGCGAGCAATCATCATTGTATTACCGTCTTCATCACACTCAAGTCTCTGATAATAACCGTCCACCTTCAATGCGCCATAGTAATCTCCCGAAAAGATAAGATTTTTAATCTCTTGATTTTTATCGTGAGCATAATTTTTCGGAAAGCTCCAATATTTCATTGCTTCCATATTACGAAAATCGATACCGTCTACATATCCGTACATTCTTTTTCTCCTTTCGAAATTACATATATTTAATTTATATAATATAATATATAATATAATATATGTAATATAAAATCAAATTTTATACTTTTACTTCTACTTACAAAGCAATCTGACACTGCAGCCGACTCATCAAGTATGCTCTTCATCCTTAAAAAGCGAGTCCAAGAAAACTACTGCACTGTCGCGCAAGTCATCCAGCGTGCTATTATTCTCAATGATAAGGTCGTATCCAAAGTTGTATACATCGTCATCGGCATGATTTGATGTATTTTCAGCATCAGCACTTGCGCGCGTTATAAGTAGAGTTGTAGCTCCATAGTAATCTTTAAGACGCTGTATTTCTTCAGGTTCGCGCACATCAATGAAAACTACTACATCATCTGCAAGATTGTCACCATCAGTAAAAGTGTCCTGAATAGACTGTATCTTTTCATGGATTTTCTTCATTGGAACATCGTCCCAAGTTGTAAGCAAATCTTTAAGGTCACTTAAAAATTTTCGATTTTCTGGCGTTTTCTCACCATTCCACCCACAACTGCGCGCGACTGTCTTCACATAATCAATTGATGAATAGACATAACATCTTGCGCGCCCAAGTCCAATACACAGTGATTCAAAAGTTGATTTACCACTTGTCGGTTTTCCATTTACTACTACTATTTTCACTTCTTTTTCTTCTCCTTTTTTTGAGGTTTATTATTAAAGAATTCATCATAGATATCTTCGAATACTTTAAAGCCATTTTTTTCTTTATTATAACCATAAGCTTCTTGAACGAACTCAAGCATTTTTTCTTTTCTCTTATCTAAGAAGTAAAGAAGGTCTTTATAAATAGACGACATTTTTACTAAGTCATCTCTTTTCGTTTCTTTCTTTAATTTCCAAAAATTAAATACATTCATACCAACATAAATTTTACAATTCTCATTTATATTGCTACAAAAAAATGCTTGTGTTAATAAAAAACGGTCAACTTTATTCTTTCTATCTATTGTGCCAAGATAAAGGGCCTTATCTTCTCTATAAAATCCTTGAAGATTAGCCATAGTTGCAAGACACATATTACTATAAGTTTCTTCTTTAGTCATTTTTATGCTCCTTTTTCTTTTCTTTATATATATTATACTAAAAAAGAAAATGGACTTCAAATTTTCCGTTTATCTCGTATCAAAAATTTTATTTATCTACTTACAAATAGAACCCAATAAAAGGAGGTTTGTCTAATGGAAATGCTCACATTAATTCTTACCATGAGCACTGTGCTCTGGTATGTAATTGACCGTCTTAAAGGGGTTTGGAGCGATCTAAGCTTTGGCAAGTACATCACAATGCTCGTTGCCGCGGCAGGTTCTTTTGCTCTATCCTTCTGTTTCAAGCTTGACCTCGTCTATGCGCTCGAGCTTGTTGAAGAGATTACTCCTGCGGGCGAAGTCCTCACTGCTCTTGTCTTAATGTCAGGCTCAAGTGCAGTGTCAGAGATTGTTACTCGAATCAAAGGCGAATAAAGTCAATTATTGAACGCACTCGTTTTTACGGGTGCGTTCTTCTTTTATCAAAATTTGAAATCAGAAAAGAAATTTGATATACTTTTATTAAAGAAAAAATAAAGACGATTATCGTCTTGTTGGAGGAAATAATGGACGAAAAGGTACTTAATTTTGACATAAACAAAACCGAGGAAGAGGCTAATACCGCAGCAGATGTCAATGTAGATGAAAATCTTCTTGAGATGGCAGGCTTTGGTAATTTTGGGGCTTTTTTGAGCCTTGACGAAGAAACCTTTGCTATACTTGCACCTGTAGTTCTTGAACAGTTAGACAAAAGCATACAGGACTCAAATGTAAGAAGGTCTCTTTATATTAACTTCCTTTCCAGCGGCGGAAATATACAAGACATCCGCGGCTTCTATGCTAATTTCGTGGATATTGTTGAAAAAGAACTCAATGCTGACCTTTCTCAGCAGAAAATTGACTTCCTTAAAGTAATGGTAGCAATAATGGCAAATGCCATTGAAACCGCAGGTGCTGAGGCTGAACGACTTATCACTATACCAATTGAGATTATAAATAAAGATGCTAAAATGCCTACGTATGCCCATGATACAGACGCGGGTATGGACGTTTATGCTCTTGATGATTACACAATCGCTCCCGGTGAGACGAAGCTAATCCCGACTGGTTTTAAAGTGGCAATACCTGCTGGCTATGAACTGCAAGTACGTCCGAAGAGTGGAAGATGCTTAAAGACAAAACTTCGCATAGCCAATACTCCCGGAACAATAGATGCAGGCTATCGTGATGAAGTCGGCATCATCATAGAAAACGTAGAGCCAGCCATCAAGGATATCGCATATGATTTTGACGAAAACGGCAGACCGATTATTATGTCAATTCTTCATGGCGCATCCTATACAATTGGTAAAGGCGAAAAGTTCGCGCAGCTTGTACTGAGTGCTGTTCCCAAGGCAAGCTTCCAGCAGGTTGAAAAACTGACAGAAGCCGGTGATAGAAATGGAGGCTTCGGGAGTACGGGTCTGAAGTGAGCAAAATAAAACTTGATGAAATTCGCGCAGAACTGGAACAAGATAAATGGCAACTTATTTCTAACTCATATAAGAATCTTGATAGTGAGCTAATTGTTGAGTGCCCGGAAGGACACCGGGTATACTCAACTTGGAAAAAACTTCGTGTTAAAAAAGAATGTCCTGTTTGTAAGCAAAACATCCTTAAAGAAATAACTACCAAAATTGTTCCAAAGAAAAAAGATATTTATCGTGTACTTGCGCTTGACCAAGCTACCTATATAAGCGGCTTTAGTATCTATGATGATAAAAAGCTTGTTCGATATGGTACTTTTGAGACCGCGTTAAGTGAAGAAATTGAACGTGATGATGCTATTCGAAAATGGCTAATCTCGATGGTAACAAATTGGAAACCTGACCTTGTTGCAATTGAAGACATCCAAATGCAACAGCTTGGGGGAAAGCAAGTTTATGGTGGCGATAATGTTGTTGGTATCCAAACTTTCAAGACCCTCGCACATCTTCAAGGCATACTAATGGAAACTTGCTTTGAGATGGACATACCTTTTATACTTTGTCCAACACCTACATGGCGCGCGCACTGTCAGGTTAAGGGAAGGTCGCGCGCAGATCGTAAGAAGTCAGCCCAGATTCTGGTGAAGGAATGGTTTGATATTTCAGTCTCTGAGGACGAAGCAGATGCCATAGGAATCGGCAAGTATGCAAGCGAAACACATACTGTCCGAAAGATTCAATGGCAAGACTGGGAGTAAACGTCCCAAATTTTATAGAAAATTCGGGACAAATAAAAGAAGAAGGTCAGCTACTGCCGGCCTTCTTCCCATCACTTTATTTCGTCATCTTGTAAATATCTTGCATCATTTTAATGTGCGCGGCTTCTTGGATATAATCCTCTTTAAACTCGTTCCACATTTCGAGCATACATTCAGATGGCGATTTTGTCTTTTTGTAATCTTCAATAATGCCGACCATGCGCGCGTAGAGTTCACTTGCATGACCATATTCTTCTGCGGATAGTTTTTGATAAGTGTCAGCCAGTTCAGGATAATCGGCTTTATAATGAGTCGCACAGCAGATATAATTTTCGGCATCTTTAAATTCTTCTTCAACTTGTTTTTTAATGCAAAGTATTGTCTTCATCTTACGACAACCTCGTTATAGTAACCGCCGCGTTAGAGTAAGCGGCTTCTACACCAGTGTTGACAAAAGTCAAAGTCAAGGGGGAGTTTGACTGGACTGCGCAACAATTGGGTAGTACGCGGACGATTGCTGTAAAGTTCAAACTACCAATATCGGTAGCTGCGGTTGAGTTTATCGTTGAAATTGCGCCGGGTATTGCAGAACCATTACCATTTAATTGTACCGTAACATCGCCAGTAGCGGTCGCCGCGGCACTTGCATTAAAATGCACCATATAATAGCCGGGACGATTGAGTTGAATCGACGGGGTGCCCGCGGAGTGAGAGACAGTACATCCAGTGCGAACACCGTTGATGTTAAAGTTTAAATTTGCACCGGCGGCTACTGTTTGGGCGGTAATTGAATACGTGTAGAGCATTTCGGTCTTACCTCCCTAAGGTTATGCAGAGTAGCAGCTACCACAGGTGCTACCAAGAGTAGGTGTAGGGCCTACTGATGTGTAAGGTGAGCAAGCAAGATATGCCGGAATGGGGCAGGGACGAAGTGCGTTAATAAGAGTGGCATTCTGAGTCTGCTGAGAGAGCTGGAATCTTGCAGTTTGGAGATCACGGTCGGTATCGGCGAGTTTATCGCGGAGGGCCTGAGTTGTGTTCTCATTAATAAGCGCACGAGTCAATGCTCCCTCATTGTGTATTGCAGTCGTGATTTCGCATGTGTTTTTGTAATTCTCTGCTCTGACGCTGTCGATGTTGCGGTTGGTCTCGCAGCAGCAATTCTGTTGGGCGAATCTGCTATCAGCGATGGCGGACTGAGTTCCGAAGAAACCATCCTTTAGGCTGTTGTTCATTGCGTAAAAACCATCACAGATTCCGTCAGTTATACCACGAAGCTGGCTGTTGACGTCCTGATTGTTGAAGCCTTCGAAGAGATCGGAGCGGGTAAGAGCACCCTGCATCGCAGCATCTCCATTACGGTTCCAACCATTAGCGCCGAACATCCACATCCAGACGAGGTATATGAAGGGGTTATTCATCCAATTGTTCTCATCATCCCGTGATAAGGCCATTACATCTGCAGCAGATAATCCATCTGTCATAATTAAGTACCTCCAAAATTTGGTTTATTTTTTTCTTATCTCCTAATAGGAGACTACCTAAGATGCTGAATAAAATTTAAACCTGCATTGATATCGTTTTCTGACATACCTTGCGCGCGAGCCTGTTGAACAAGTTGTACCAGAACTTGATCGGGTAGGCGTGCAGCCATTTCAGTAAATTGCTGTTGATTAATTTGTGGCAGATTAAAATTCATTAGTCCTTCTACCTCCTACTTTCTTTTCAATCGAGTCCAAACGCTCACAAATAGAATCAAATTTAGCTGAGAATTGGGAGATGTCAAAGCCTGAATTTTGATTTGTAGATTCGGTAGTTGGTGAGTTGGACTCAGCTTGTTTTCCTTCGTAGGGTGTCATTCGATATGTGAGAAAGATAGGATTACCATTTTGTAAGGTCTTAATGTAGAGTAATCCTTCATTTGCACAATATGCAAACGACATGCCCGCGCCTATGGGTATATTTGCCACCTCAAGGGAATTGTTTATAAGGTAAACACTTCCTTGCGGCTGTGGGAAAAGCTGCTGAGGCGGTGTTGACATTGGTGTAGGTGTATAGTGTGGTAAATATTGATTAGCCATTTTTTAACCTCCTTTTTCACCTTTCACTATTAAATAGCATTATTTTAAAAGGAAATAACCCTTTTCGTACCTCGGAGACAAAGTTCTCTGTTTTGTACAAAAAGGGTTATTTCTTTTTATGCAATTTTCACAAGAAAATTACTCAACGGGCGTTTCATCTTCATCGACGATTATGTCCATGAGTGGTGACAAATCTTCGAGAGAAATCTCAAGGTTTTCGAACTCTTTAAGGTCAAAGGTGTACGGGACATCGACTTCGAGCTGGTTGAGTTCTGATACTTTTTCATTGGCTTCTTTTATATGGTCCTTTTTTAAAATTACATTTGTGCCATCTTCTGAGAAGACGAAGGAACCATCTTCGTTCTTTTCCGCATATTCATCGAGAATTTGGCGAAAAAGGTTGCGGTAATTATCGGATTCAATCGCGACGAACTCGGCGAGTTTTAGAAGCCGATAAGCAGTTTTTATTGGAAGATTTTTGGATTTTAGGTTTTTGATTGCTTCTTCCATAGCAAGAATTTTTTGAATACGCATTTTAGACTCCTTTTATTGACCAGCGGCGTCATATACAAACTCCGTATTTGATATGTGAAGAGTTCCTAACCACTTGGCTCTTTCATAAAAATTTATAATTATATGATTACTGGCTGTTGGATGAGAAGATATTCTTACTCGAACGTCAGCCGAACTAAAAGGTGTTTGTTCAGCTATCTCTCCTGATAAGGTATTAAATAGACAAAATTCGGCGGTGGGCACTTGCTGCGTATAATTACCAAGAGTGGTTTTTCTGACTACTTCTAAGCTGGCAGTACATTCGGTATTCCTTAAAGCTAATCTTGCCGGGTATCGAGAGTCATTAAGTTTATAGCTGCTTAATTTTAAACCATATTTATTACCTATAAATCTCATACCATCATAGGAATTAAACAAAGATACGCTATAACCATCTTGATAGGGTTGGGGCATACCACAGCCAATCATGGTGCCTACACCATCTTGACCTGCTTTTATAGTAGAATATGCTTTCATCGAGTAAGCACCTGTAACTTCTAAAGATTGGTTACCCGAAATTGACAATACACCCGGCGATTGCACTACACCGCCAGCGGTGCCGTTACTGTCAAAACTAAAGCCCATAATACCTTCATATTGACTACCTGTCGAATCAGTTGTGGGTACCAAAAAAATACCACAAAAGTCATCATATTGCTGTGTTTCTTGAAAACTTTTTAATAGTAAATCTTTATATTTTCCTTTAATTCTTAGCACTCCTGTCATCTTAGCAGTGCCATCGCTATTAACAATAAAGTTATTATTCGCATTGAAAACCTGATTGTTGTCCAGAACTCCAATTTTAACATTGGTGGAAGTTCCTGTACCAATCGACAAGCTTTTTCTCAACCACAAAGACCCATCGTCAACTGTCTCCAAAACAGTATTTCCATCGTCATCACGAATTCGTATACCATAGTTCTTATCGCTCAGTCGACCAATTTGAACTTTAGATACAGCTTCCGTAACATTATTCTTGGTTACATATTTGCTAACAACAATATCATATTCTCTGTTGATTTCAATTTCGCCAATGGATTTTTCAACATTGTTTTCTTTTTTCTTTTGAATTGAATGAATAAGCAATCCCGACCAAGTTAATGAGAATATCGAATTACTCCGAACCTCAGCTTCTGTCAAAGGAACAAAGTTCTTATCATCACTACCATTATACCCATAAATTCCAAATTTGTCAAATCTTACGAATCGATTCATTTTAAAATCAGGGCTATCATAAGGAGTTATGCTGTCTTTGCCATTCCAATAAGCGGAAATACCATTCGTATCCCAACGAAACGCGGGTGTAGTGCCATCCATTATCGTAATCTTGGAAGTCGAAATCGAACCCGCGCTCAAGAACTGGACTCCAATTTGTCCAGCTTTCATCATTGTAGTCCACGTCTCGCCGCCATCATCACTGAATACGATGCCACCAGAGGTTATCTTGAGCTTTTGGTCAAGATTCTTCAAACTTGTGAGTGTTATGCCCGTATTATCCTGCACAACAGATTCATCCGTTGCTTTTGTAACAATATCCTGTGCGGCAAGTAGGCTATCCTGAAGTATCTCTTCTTTTAACTCGCCTTTTCCGTTTACAACGCCTGCCGCGCGATTGTAACCGCCCTGCGCATATTGTAAGGATTGAGTAGTTGCATTTATGCGTTGGAACAAATCCTCAAATTGGGTTTTGTAGTTCTGAACTGTTATCGTATCCTTATCTGGCTCCTCGAAATTAATACTAATTTCAGAGATAAGAACTGCTTCCTTATATGGAGTACGGACTTTATCATTTTTTAAGTAAGGTTCATATCCAAAAAAGTCCGTGTCTTGTACATAAGTTGTATCGCCAACATGAAAGCGGCGAAACTTAAACTCGGGAAGCTCACTAACACGAGTGACCGCAATATCATATTGCACTTGCGGGCGACTGCTTGTGTAAGCGACACTCAGAGCATCGTAGTAGTAGATGTTGGGGTCGATATAATCTTCGGAAGTCCAAGAGCCTTCTTGAATGTAGTTTGAATATTTATTATAAAATTTTTGGTGGAGTTCTTTTATTAATTTGAGAAGTCTGTCACGATTTGCAGTATTCGCTCCAATTGTTAATTGTAAAGCCGCAAGTGCCGCATCGAGGTTTGCACAAATTACTTTGTAAGAAGCAATATCACCATCCAAGTCTTTGATGGTTTTAATTAGGTCTGCGTTTTGGTCAGATGGACCTTCGACTTTTGAGGTAACATTATTATTTTTATCAGTCTTATAACTAATAATCTGCTTCATTTGCTGCAGAGCTTTCTGTATTGAAATCCACTTTGCAGTAATAATTTCATTTGACTTGTCAGAGTTGTCAGCTTTTGGGTCGGTTTTAGTTGGGTCTAAAGTATCACCACCCAATGCAGCCAACTCGTCAATAAGTTCATCACGCTCTTTAACTGCACATGCCAGTAATCCATCATAGACAACCGATTGTTGAAGAAGACGTACTTCCTGATTACGGAGAAGTATTGCCCTATCTGCCGCAGCCAGATACTCAATATTCCATTTGTGGAGCTTCGTATAATAACCAATATAATTATCGCCCGAGCCAGAATAGTAAAGATCACGATTAAGTGCTTCACCATCAAGCAAACCATGGTTTATATAATAGTCAAAGTTAAGTACAAAGTTCTCACGCGGATAGTTCTCTTCACTATCAACTATGGAGCAAGTACCGTTCGGCGCATTGTCATTATAGTTCGCAAGCACTATTGTTTTTGTTACAAGCTCAGAAGAAGATTGAGTCCGACGAATTGTATTAAGGTCGATACCATAGGTAAAACCGTAAGATAGCTGTTGTCCAATCTTCTCAGAGTAATAGACATACTTCTTCGGTTTTCCCTTTTCGTCGCGTGCGACCGAGCCATCCGCATTATGGTAGATTTTGAAACGCGCCCAGCACTTAAAGGTTTCTGCCAGCTCTTGAAGAAGATTAAAACGGTTTGACTGTTCACCATAGATAGTGCGAACTTTTTCAAACTGACTATACTCTCGATCCGTTGCGCCCGCACTCTTAGCCCAACCACCGTAGACAGGCTCGTATAGCGGGCAAGGTATTTGCGCTTTATAGATATATGGGGCCGTTCCATCAGGATTTGATGTGTCTTCATAGTAGTAGTAATAGAATTTTTTAGCGACATCAACTGTATTTATATCGTAGAGGTTATTATTACCTTGACTGCCGGTACCGCCAGTGATACCTTGAAATAACTCGTAAAGTCGAGTTTCAAGAATTTTTAGAATAGCATCTTTTTTATTATCACTGGTAATAATTAATTTTGCATCGGACAAGAAATTTTTTGCTAAAGCTTTAGCACAGGTTAAAGTACCACTATACCAGCTCACACTACTATCTAAATCTGAAGGCAGTTTCTCAGTGGGTATAAGAGATAGTTCCATATTATCAAAATAGGTAGTGTCACCAGATTTATTTTTTATGCCAGCAAAAAGCTTACCTTCTGCCATTGCATCCTGCAAGCCGATATAGAAACGAAGTTGTTGTCCTTCGAAGAATCCGCTTGATAAGTATTGCGAAGCACTCGAAAAGGTATCATTAACAAGTTCCAATCCTTTTTTTAATACTGCGCTTAGATAAGAATGACCTTTATATGTTGTCAAGTCAGTATTAAGTCCTAACTCTGGAAGAAGTTCAATTTTGAGGTCTGTGCCTTTCCAACCAGTTGTATCTTTAAAATCCTTGTTATTTGAAAGCAAATTATTAACAAGGTCCGATGCATCGTAGTCATAATCAACATAGCCAAAAATACGCTTATCGTCTGCAGTAGGATTTGAACCTTTCAACTTATATACATTAACATAACGCTCTAAATTTGCATCATAGGTTGACAGTTGTTTACGGCAATAAACATTGCCGCGATATTGGTCAGAGACAAAAGCATTGCTCAAATTAATAGTAAAAATAGTCTTGGTAGTACCTGAAGACGGAATCTTAAATCGATAAATATCACCGGATTTAACCCATACGCCCCCAGTGATCAACCAGTTACTATCCTCGTTTATAATCAACATGCTGCTATACTCAGTGGTATACTCGGGCGCATATATAAACTGAACCGCAGTCATATCTGCAAGTTCCTCATTACTATGTGGCACCATTGAGTAAGGAAGATAACAAGTAGCATTATTTGGAACTATTTCGTATTTATCTTTCGTTATATTTAAGAAGCCGTTCGCATAAGCACCAGTAAGAGCATTGGTATTGGTTATCGTAACCTCATATAAAGCTTCTTCTTGCGTTTGAAGTAAGTGGTCTGTATTCTTTTCGTCCAATTGCCAATCAGTTCCATCCAAAATTGCCGTCGCAAGCTCATAGATAGTACCCTGATTGTTATTAGCCTCGTCACTAAAATTAAGTTCAAATCCACTCTTACCCAACTCGTTTATAAACAAATCCTCACAAGTATAGGTAACGGTATTGCTATCCGAATCTTCGGAAATATCTTTAACTACAAGGTCAAACCACTTGTCATTCTCGTCTTCTTGCCCGTTGTCCCAATAGACCTTAATTTTCCTTTCATTTACAAGCAATTTTACATAAGGGTTATCAACTCTCTCGCCCGTAAGAGTATCGATATAAAAAAGATACATTTTAAAGGAGAGAGTATGGGTTCCATTTACATTTAAAACCAAATTAGGTTCAAGTGCGCGCGACCCATCATCCATTGTATTTGAGCCAATTATACAAAGCTTTCGTTCCTCGTAATGACTCTCAATAGACCCGGAGGCAGGTACAAAATAATCTTCCCAAACGCTTATCTCATATTTGTTCATTTGGCTACCTCCTTAGTAGTAAAGATAATTGTATTCAAGTTTATTGATTGGATTAACCGCTGTATCGGTATGCACACCTAAGTACATTGTATCATATTCGGCGGAAGTCGGTATTGTAAAGAAGTCGCCCTTTGCAATAAACTTGTTGTAAATTTTTCCTGTAGGTTCAGTAGGTTGAAGAACTTTCGCAGAGTCTTCCTCACCCTTATAACCAAGTAATAGATTTGATTTTACATCAATACAAATAAACTTATTATCGTTTTTTTCTTCTTTATTAGTAATAGTACGATTCGCCGCAGCCTCGTGAAAATTCATAACCTTGCCAAGCTTGATTGGTCCTATTGCCTTGGGGTCGTCTTGTAAGCAAAGAGTCTTAACTGGGAAAACTCCCTCATTTAACGCAATAAAAAGTTTAAAGTCCGTTTCAAGGTCGCCCGCATTATAAAGTCTTATACCATATTTTGGAGCTTCGGTATTAAACTTAACCGTCTTGTCATATTCCCCTTGCTCCATCAACATTCCGCTACTCTCACTCCACTCATCACGATTCGACATAAATCCCGACCACTCAGGTAATGAGTATTCACCATTTGTCTTAAACTCATTCAAATATTTGAGTCCGTGCCCCTTGATATGTCTGTTCCGCGCGAAAGGATAGTAAGCAGTAAATTCCAATGTGCCTTCACCCTTATAGACTCTTGCGTCTTTTTCATCGAAGCAAATAAAGTTGAGCTGTGGAGTACCTGTGGGTTTGACTAAATACTCTTTATATGGCCTCTCATCAAACACAAGTGGCATTATGTCTTTACTTGACATTACGCGGCGGAGAGTGCGAAACTGCTTCTCCGTCATTGAGTCATAAGCAATAGGAATCGAAAAATTTCTCTCCGAGAAAAGCGACTTCCAGTAGTATGAACCATTACCTCCCGGCACTTGGGCAGTTGAGTCCGAAAACGCGGGGAGTAGGTTCTCATCGAACCTATCCCCGTTACTTGTTCTCAAAATACCCAATTGGGAAGAATGGAAGTCACCTATTGTAAAGCCAATAAAATCGCCTTTTATAACTTCCAATTCTCTTCCTCCTTTATCTCTTTAGGTTTATCGTTCTTACATTACGATAATTGGCATCTTTTGTGATTTCTTTCTTTATCTTCTTGACGAGTTGATCTACGTCATAATCATTCGAAAGTTTATCTACTTGTATGTCGATATCGTAATAATTATCTCCATTGTTTTCAGAATTGCTTCTTTCAATTGTTCGAGACTTGTTAAGTACGTCACTAAGGACATCGCGCAATTGTAAGAAGTTTTGTGTGTCGCGCGCATTCAAAACAGCTTCAGGTTTTGTCTTGGTACCATCAAGCCATGCGGGACCTGTGAAGTTTGCTAAGCCACCTTTCTTATAGGCTTGTAATGCCGACGCGGTGTACCAACCAGTCCAACCAGAGGGATCATTGCTTGTACCAATAAGATAGGGGTACTTCGCACCTTTGCGAACTTTGAGGATTTTCCTACCCGAAAGACCTTTAGCTGCACGGCCACCTGAACCATCTGATGCAGCATTACCATAACCGACGGTACGTACTCGAGTGCCAACTGATAGCGTCTTCGCGCCAGAATTAGAACTTGGGTTTTTCTTCGGTGTCTGAGTTTGCGGGGTTTGAGTTTTATTGATATCAGGATATGAAGTAGACGGTGTGTACTTATTTTTACCTGCGTTTTTAGCATCGAGATATTGTTTAGCGAGAGTCGTGTTCATGTTACGCTGTTCGATAGCTTTCGCACGCTCTTCTTCGGACATTTGGGTGTACTCGTAATAATCGGCTAAGATTCGCTCAAGTTCAGAGCCTTCAATAATCTTACCATCAGGACCCCAACCCTCTTCCATAAGGACTTTAACTTGTGCCCACAATGCGCCCGACTCTTGGTCCTGCTCAAGCTGTTTTTGCATGATTTCGAGCTGCTTCTCACGGATTTTTTGAGCTTCATCATTTTGTTCTTCAAGTTCACTTATCTTTTGGTCGATAAGATCGTCGGTATAATCTCGGCGCATTTGTTCGACATCTTTGCGTGCGGCGATTATGTCGGACTGAGTTGAACCCGTGTCGCGTTCCATACGGAATAACTGAGCGTCTTTATCGGCGATTTCTTTTTCCTTTTCGGCGTTGTCACGCTCTTGACGTTGCTTGTCGATATACTTGCGGAGTTCGTCGAGAATATCGTTTTTGGCATCGGCAAGAGTTGAGATGTACTCGCTGTACTTATCGATTTCGTCTTGGCGTTGCTTGATGAGAGCATTGTATACGTCTTTCTGGAAATCGATGTATTCATCACGGCCGCGTTGGGTAAGTTCGTAGAGTTGGTCTTCGATATCCCAAAGAGCGTCCTCTGCACCCTCGATTTCACCTTTTAGTTCTTCGAGCTTACTTACCTGCTCCTCGATTCCTTTGCCGATATCCTCGTCTTTATTCTTTTTGATAGCGTCATAATTAAGGATGACATTACCGGTTGCCATATCATAATGAGCGTATTTTGAATAAGCGTTATTGTTAAGCTTCTCGATATCTTTTTTGCGTTCAGCGAGGAGTTTTTCTTGAAGAGCTTTTTGTTGTTCAAGGGATTTGCGTTCTTGGTCTGTTTTTGCTGCAAGTTGGGATGCATTGCCAAGGCCGCGTTCTACGAGGCGGTTGTACTCGGATTCGAGACGGTTGCGCTTACGGATTTCGCCGTTTATTTGTTGGGTTAGGTTGTAGAGACGGTCATAGGGGTTTTCCCATGGAGTTTCTTCCTTAGAAGAGGAAGAAGACGAACCAGATTTGGAAGAAGGGTTTTTAAAATTATTAAAGTTGCCACCATTAAAATTGTTGTTTGTGCGTTTTAATGGGCCATCTTCTCCACTCACTCTCTTATATCCAGAAGATTTATCATAAGCTACTACACCAGTTATTTGATAAAAATTGGTGTCATCTTCACTTTGCCATCCCTGGCTTTTTAAGTAATCGGCTTGTTCTTTATTCCCCGCTCGTCGCCAATTCTTTTTATAATCTATTATAATATTGGTACCAGCTATTCCTTTTAATATATTAATGATTTCATCGGCTGTTTTTCCAACTGCAGTTAATGCAATGTAAATTTGACTAAAATCTGCTGTACCTTTTAATTGAAATTCATATAGAGTGTCGGTTATTGCTTTTAATTGCTTATCTGTAAGTTCAGCCTTATCAACAACCTTTCCAAGCGCCCCCTCTGCAGAAAGTTGACTATCCACCCAAGCCTTATTCCATGCGGCTCGAACCCTCTCTGCGGCGGTTTCGTCTCCATTTACCATAGCTTGAATATCACGTAAATGCTGCTCAACCCAAGAACTATCTACAATTCCTTCCGTACCGCCAAGAACGTTTATTTCTTCTGCCATCATAGCCATCATTGATTTATAAGCAGAACTTCCTTTTTTTAATTCTGCTAACTTTTCAACGTTTTCCTGTAAGGCTTTGCTTGAGGCTTGGACTTGTTTTTCTTGTTTTTTGGTTACAGCTAAGTTTGCAAGTTCTTCATTAGTTAAGTTTTGAAGCTCCTCTGCTGCGGCACCATATTGTAGCGCCATAGCTTTTAAGGCTTTTGTTTTTTTATCGTCTGAAGCAGTGGAATTTAATATAGCATTGACGTCACCCAACTGTGCGGCATACTCGAGTGCTTTCTCGTAGCTATACCCCATAGTTTTCATCATTTCTTGGTATTCTTTTTCTCCAACACTATCTTGTACTTCATACAAGCCCGATTGTTTATTATATTTCCATCCTTTTTTTTGCTCATCTGACATTTTATTATAGTCAGTGGCACCCACGCCTTTCTTACGATTCAAAATTTTCTCATAATCTTCTACTGCCGCTGTAGCTGCAGTTGACAAAGCTTGAGCAAGCTGGTAAGCACTGCCTTCAGTATAATAGAAAGCATCTCCAATTTTAAAGAAAGCGTCACTAAGATCTGAATCCATTTTAGTAATAAGATCGTACTGCGCTTGAGAAAATGACATCATCGCATCTTGAGCAATTTGATTAGCTAATGTGTACGCTTCTGCTGCAGATGCTGCCTTTTGTTCAACAGAAGGCAAAAGATCGGTCATTGACAGTAAGCGATCTGACAATTCGTCAAGAGAAACTCCAAAAGCTTTTTGGATAAGCTCAGTGTCTGCGCCCGCATTTTGCAAGGATTGCACAAACTTTTCAATACCTTCTTTGGAAGTAAGGTCGGCATCAGCAAAAATATCGTCAGCCTTGGCTCCAAGAGAATTGAATATTTGTGCTAATGTTTCGCCTTCTCCCTCAAAAGTTGTGCCCAATTGATAAATGGCTTTTCGAGCATCTTCCGAGGCGCCTTGCAATTTGCTGGCCTCGTTAGTAGAATTTGCCCATTGGTCTACTTTCGTATTTTGTTCTGTGGTTAAAATTGTGAAAGTGCTATTTTCTAAACCGGTCTGTACGGCTTTAAAAAACTCGGCACTGGTCATATTTTCTAAATCAAACTGTTGATTATAATACTTCCAAAGGGCTTCCTCACTTTGGCCCGTTTTTTCAGCTTCTCCTGAAATATACTTAATAATATCCATATAGCCACTATCGCTATATTTTTGACTGCCCTCTGCAGTGTTTACATCTATGCCCGCATATTTTTTAAGAAAAGCTAAATTATCATTAGTAACTTGACCAGTTCCAGTGTAAGCTGATCTTAATTTACTAAAATCTTTTTCATAACTATTCTGATATGCTTTTTGTCGTTCTACTTGTAAAGTTTTATAAGCTTTTTTCTCTTGGTCATTTAGGCCATTATAAAAAGCCTTTCCAGCTTCAGCTCCTGCTTTTTGGAAATCTGCTGCAACGGCTGCGCTAATTTCCTGTGCTAAAGCATTGTCTTTATTTAAGTTTAAAAGTTTACCCTGATAAGTCCAGCGCCCCTTAGAGTCTTTTGAATAGCCATCTCGGTCTTTTAGAATATCATCTAAATATTGACCAACTGTTTTTCCTGTTCCTTCTATTTTTTGACTTTGCTCTTTAGAATCGGCGACCCAGTCGACAGCCTTCATGACAGCAGCGTCGGCACGACTGGCATCTGCAGCCATGCGTTCATCACTATAATAATATTTACTATCCGGGTCTCCGCCAGTAACAGCGTCCTTAGCCTGTTGTAGTGCAGCTGTGTTATTTTCTAATGCAGTAATAGCTTTGTTTAATACGGTAGAGCTTTCAACCTGTTTAAAGAAATTAATAAGTGCTTGTTCATCCCCACCAAAAGCTTCCTTAGCCAGAGCTTTATCTTCTTCATTTAAATTACCCTGTCTAATTCTTTTGATTTGGTCTTCTGTGAAGTTAGCACCCTGAACAGCCGCTAAACCCTCTATGATTTTGTTCATTTCAGCCGGGTCTTTACCAAACTTACTAAACGCGGCAGTACCTAAAGCGCCTACAGTTGCTCCGGCAGCAGCACTCGCTCCGGCTACAGCTACCAGGCTTAAACCTCCTGATACTGGAGCAAGAAGTACGCCCAATGCACCAGCAAGAATTCCAGCGGCGGTAGCTACCCCTTTTGCAGTTTCTTGTTCGGCAGTGGTAATATCTGTTGTAGCAACGCCTAATTGATCAATTGCAGAATTATATTCTGCTGAAGTTTTTTTCGCTTGTAAAACAGCCGATGTCGCTTCGGCAGATTTTAATGCGTTTTCTGTGGCTTTTTGATACTCGCTCCAAAAACTACTATCAGGAGTCCACTGTCCATCTTGATATGATACATGAGTAGACAAATTTGGGTTCTTTTCAAGAATCTCCCGAATTACCGTATTAGATTCTCTTCGAGCTTCTTCATACTCGATAGTCCCTTCTGTCAAGTGATCCATTGACGCGGTAAGCTCGTTAAATTTATCCTTAGCCTGGGTTATATTACCAAGCTCTTCTGACAAGGCCTGTATTCTTTCTGTTGCTCCTGTCAAGGCGTCAGAATACAAAGATACCTGCTCATCAGAAGTCCTAACAAGCTTATCAAATATAGTAGTCACACCTTTGATAGCTAAATTCATTGCTACAACACTTAAAAGAAGTGTATTCATAGGTGTCATAAAACTACTGATAGATTTGCTTAAAGATTGTGCTCCACTTTTTCCAAGGGCACTTATCTTTCCCATATTGCTTTTAAAATTCTTTAAACCGCCATTTACTTTTGGTAAGTTCTTATTAAACTTCTCCCATTCTGCGGCATTTAGCTCCTTGCCTTCATTCCAGCCAGTCTTCCATCCACTTTTTATACTTTGCCTAAAGGTTTCTTTTGTAGTAGAGGAATTGCTAATTGTAGCTTTTACTTTTTTGTCAACTTCTTTGCCTATATTTTCGCCCGCTTTGGAATCTATTTTTAAAGCTTTGTCCTGTTTATCGTTTTTAACCTTAAACTTCTTGCCAGCCATAGTGGTATTTCGCGTAATTTTATATTTAGAACTTTGAGCGTTCTGTGCCCCTTGCGTCATACCTTCCTTGGTAGCTCGATAAATTGATTTTTTAGTAACTTCATAAACTTCCTGTTGCGCCGCTACGGTACCTTGTTCTGTTCCTTTTTTAACATTTTCTACTACATTTTCAATTTTTGTTGAGCCAGTAATAGATTTTATACCGTTAAAGACTTTATCACCATATTTATCATAAGCTTTTCCTAAGGAGGTAAAAGTTTTAATAACCATTCCTAAAGTCAAAGCAAATGAAGCCACACTATTGTTCATCGTATCGCCGACGGTTGTAATCTTATTAATAATATTTAATAATCCCGTCAGCAAGTCAACCGCGCCTTTGATAATTGCGTTGTTGCTAAGGTTCATCGTAAACTCTTGCCAAGCATTATGAAGACGATTAATCTTGCTTTCCAATGACTCGGTTGTCTTCTCAAACTGCTCCTGTGATGAACCGGCACTGTTATACGCCGCGTTAACAAGTTCTACCGTTCTATCGTAGTCAGACATCATTGCGATGAAACGACTCTGCTGTCTACTACCTGCGGCCATCGTGGCAACATAACGTTGTTGATTTACAGTTAAAGAATCCCATCTCTTAGCCAAATCAAGGAAAACATCATCAAGCTTTCTAAATTCACCATTACTATCGCGAAGTGCCACGCCGACCGATCGTAACGCCGTCTCAATCTTATTAGCATCAACTTGTTCGCCATCAACTTCAACAAGTTCATTCGGATTTTTTTTCAGCTCTGTGAAACGTGCAACGATTGTTTTCATCGCAGTACCAGCAGTCTCTGCAGATTCACGAGTTGTCTCTATAATCTGTGAGAGGAAAGCCGCAGTTGTCTCAAACTCCATGTTTGCGTTATGCGCAATGGAAGCAGTTTTTGTCATTGCGGTTGAGATTTCTTGTGTATCAGATGCTGTGATTTTAGCAAGCTCTGAATAGACATCATTAACTCTCTGCGCAGAAGTTTCGCTGATTTCCATGTTAAAACCACGAAGCGCGGCGGTCATCATGTTAGTCGCTTCAACGTAATCCATCCCCGCAATGCGCGCCATCTTCATTGTCTCGACTGAGACTTCCATTACTTCATTGGTTTTAAGACCCTGCTGATAGAAAAGTGTTGCAGTTTCATATGCACCAAGTGTAGTTGTACCAAGGTCATTGGCCATTTTTGTATATTCGGGAAGCTGATCCCACATATCGCCAACTGAGAAGTCAGTAACAACGGCTGTCTCGGTCATTGCCTTATCAAGCTCTGTTACGGATTCATAAGCTTCTCTAACCGCGCGCTTGAATAGTTGAATCGCATTTTGAATACCAAAGAAATTCAATAAGCTCTGGCGCAATGAATCAATATCTCTCTTTTGAGATGCAAGACGGTCAAACTGGTCAGAAACTTGCTCCATCTCATCGCCCATGTGTCCCGCATTACCAAGAGCGGACTGTAAAGCTTTATTTATTGCTTCAATGGCTTGTTCGGCGCCTTTGCCGGAGTTATCTTTAATTGATTTTAATACTCTATCAAAATCTTCAATGCTTTGAATCTTTGAAAAGTCAACTCCAAAAGATGACCAATCAATATCTTTTATGCTTTCAAGATTCTTCTTTAAGTCTTCAAACCTTGCTATACCAATGTCTTGCTGTTTCACCGCAGCTAAGTTTTCTTTTGCTTTTTTAAGGTTCTCATTCAGTTCATTTAGTCGTTTATTAGCTTTATTTATATTTTCAAAATCGCCAAAGTCATAATTGTCTAAATTTGTCTGAGCTTTCGTAACAGCATTATGAGCCTTGGTGTTTTGACCTTTTTTAGTAGAAACATTTTTCTTTAAACGCTGTATTTCAGCTTGTGCGGCTTCTGAACCATCATTCTTTGCACTGGCCATGAAGCTATCTAACTGATCTTGTGCTTCTTTAAGAGCTTGCTGAGTTGCTTCGGCTTTTTGAGTCGCCCGCACTAATACACTGGCAAGAGCATTATACCCCTCTACAACTTGGGTCATATTATTTTTCTGTATTTGCCACTTATCAACTCGCTCTTGAGCGATTTGTTCTTTTTTATTAGCATCTTCTACCGCAGTTGCATATTTACGGCGCGCGGCAGTCATTTGCTCAATAACTTTTACTGATTTTTGTAAATTCTTCTCATCAACACTCAAGAAGTCAGTATCAATTCCAAGCCTTTGAAGTTTTTGCTCTATTGCTTTAATATCTTTCGTAATTTGATTCTGATCGGTAAACTTAATTACGCCATCCTTTGTGGACGCGCGCAAGTTCTTAATTTTTTCTGTAATGCCACTTAAAATTTGGTTAAATTCTTTTTGTGTAGATGCTCCTAAGTTTAGGTTCGAGAGATTATCTCGCATTGTTTTCACAGTTTGATCTATATTATCAAGCTGAGTAACAATATTAATTTTTAGGGTCTCTTGAATTGTTCCTCCCTTCTTTGCCAAAACCTTTCCTCCTTATAAAAAATCGACATTAGTTTTAAAACTAATGTCGAAATCTCACATATCGCTATCTATATCATCGTTTAAATATGTCAAATCCATAACCATTGTATTAGCTCTCGAGCCAACTGGCAAAGCCTTCGCGCGCAGAGTGCCAACAACTGGTGCGGCATTTTTCCCCAAACGAATTGATAGGTCAGACATTAGCTTTAATCGTGGAATAGTAATAATTCCTGTTTTAATTGCCCCAGACTCGTCATCTTTAAAACGGGTCTTTCCTATTAGGTATAGATACCCATCAAAAGTTGGCTGACCAACGCGCGCAAGCACGGCATCCGAATCATAAGCATAAGCATAATCTAAAATCACTGTACTATAAGCTTTGCCAATATTATAATGCGTATCATCTACCTTTTCGTAAGAGATAATTTTATCGCCAGTAGATTTATCATAAATAAAAATTCTCGTATTAGGTGCGGGTGGCATTGAAAAAACTACAACACCATTCTCATCGCTTTCCTTTTCCTCATACTTTGGAATACAAAGAGATTCTTTCTGTATGTCGAAAAGTCGAAGACCATTCATTAAGGCAAATTGAGTTTTTGAAAAAACACCTTGCGAGAAAATTAATTGAACTTCTTTCGTCGTTTCCCAATTAACTCTCGCTCTATTTTCAAATCCACCATTTGCAGTTATATAATTCTTAACTTCCTCAAAGTTAGCAATCGAAATGCGGTCAAATGCTGCAACTGTCTCACCAACTTCAAATTTCCGGCCTTTTATCTCCAATGGATAAGTAGTTTTTAGTAATACCGAGTACAATTCTTTAAATCCAAATTGAGAGTTATCCATTTACATCACCTTTGACAAAAGGACGGATGCCTTTCGACATCCGCCCTCTTATAGTCTTAAAGTTATTCTGCTTTAAGGTCGGTAGCATGATAAATTGAAGTATTCGCTGCGGAGGGATCAGAACCCTCACCAGCAAGTGAGTACTTAACAAGACGAACCATCTTACCGTCAGCAGGACGGAGAACACGGAGGTTCATGTTGAAAACGGAGGGATCGCCTTCTGCCTCCATCGTGATTGTATTCTCAGAAAGAACCTTAGCCTTAGGAATGATGAGCTGGAACTCTTCATCCTTACCAGTTGTTGCTGATCTGGCATAGGTATCACCAACCGCATAATAAGTGCCCGGGAAGGTGGAAGCGCCAATATCAATAACCGCACCATCAACAAGGACGTCGAAAGAGCAGAAATAGGTTTGGCCGACAACAAGCTCGGTAGGAACTGCACCCTTAGCATCATAGAACTTCATGTTCTTTTTCTCGTAAAGCTTACCGTCGGGAGCCGCATACTTAGCAGACCAACCGGAAGCATCAGTTGTGGTGGGAACAGTTACAGCAGTTGCTACGAAAGACTCGGTTTTCATAATATAAGCGCTTGCGCCAGTATAGTCAGCAACAGTGCCGTTACCGAACATAATAGCCATAGACTTAGCACTGAAGAGTGCGTCCTCAAGCGTAACATTGATTTCTTTACCAACATAATTTTGTTATAGCGTTACCATAAAACGCTCTCATAATTTCTTATGAGGTCAGACTATATCTTTACCACTTTCGCGGTAATCTGCACTACTCCATGGATTTTGGAGACGTAGTCGTTGAACCTTCCACTTTAGGTATAAACTTATAGCCTTTACAGCTTTGGCTTTCGCCGTGTACACAACGAGCAATTGATACCACAGCAATATCCAAAGCCTCAGAAGCTTTTTTCATTGATGGAAAAGAATCAATAAAGTTATTTTGTAAATCATAAACATCGATAGCAATAGGACGAATATTCTTTCGTTCTCGCTTCTCTTTTTGAATGTTTTGGTAATAGTGAAGATTGTTCTCTCTCGGTGTCACCCACTCAAGATTTTCAACCCTATTATCAAGCTTATCACCATTTTTATGATTTACAAAAATTTTGTGTTCGGGGTCATCGTTCTCAATAAAATGTTCTGCCACCAAACGATGATTTTTAAAGCGTTTCTGTTTTGAATGTTCAAATGTTAGCTTTACTGATTGATACCCCTGCGCGATACATCCACTCAATATATGTCCGCTATCTTTCCTGCGTACTAAGCCTGTATCACTAACTTCATATTTATTGTTATATTTAATTGTTTTCCATTCCATCGCATTTTACCTCCAGTAGCTTGGCTGCTGATTATCCAATTCAAACAATTTTTAGACATTCACACCTGCCCTTGCGGGCTATGTTGTAGTTTGTTTGACTCTAAGGAGTTCCCAGCAATTCACAGATTTTCTTTTAAGCCGCTTTCACGGCAGAGGGACCTTGGTTAGAGATTAAGTCCCAGATGATAAGGTCAGCGTTACCCTTACCACCTTTTGCCGAAGTATCCTCAGCAGTCTGCTCAAGGGTTGAGACCTTTAGCGTATCAAGGTAAAGTACGGGTACAGTTGGCTTACCGTCTGCGCCAATTTCGTAAAAGGTAAAGTCACAAACTTCTTTTATGCCGTACTTCTCAAGGATGTTTGCCATTTAAAATAGCCTCCTTAATAAAATTTTATTCATTTGTAATCCAATATTTCGGGTGTATTTTCTTTGCATCCGCGCCCGCGAGTATCGATTTAACGTCCGTCTCATAGGCTTCTTTCCTTTGATAACGGTCAATAATCTTACCAAGCGCGGCGTAACTAATCTCTCCGATATTAAGTGGGGTTAGTCCAATTCCCATACAACAAATTGAAACAAGAGAGTCTCCAAGAGATAATCCCATTCCTTTTTTTGCTTTTACCCTATCCCTAAGTCTCGCTTTTGCTTTCATACGCTTTATGCGCGGACTCTCATCTGGATCGGGCTTTTCAACTGGGGCTATACCCAAGCTTGTGCGCACTGTATTTTGAAGATTAAAAAATTCCTCTTCATCAATTATGCGCAATTCTTCAGCACTACTAACCTTTGTGAGTTCTTCCTCAAGATTACCTAAGACTATTACTTGATTCTCATAGAGAATTATAATTTCTTCGTGAAGAAAAAATCTAAAGGCTTCGCGTATTGTATTTTCAAACTCCTTATCTTCATAGGCGCTTCCAAGAAGAAAGAGCCAAGGAGTTGGAATTGGTCCATCATAACTCGGATTATGTTCATGGATAGAATCTTCTAACTCTTCTTGTGAAGTAGTGAAAAGACCTTCCCATTGAGTAAAATTAGGGTTGTTTAAACTATCGTTTAGTGTAGGAGGATATACAGAATAGTTTTTCTTTCTTATCGGTAGAGCCAAAAAGGCATATGAATTAATCATAGGCTACAATTAAAAACCCTTGTTCATAGCAACTTATTTCTTCTGTAACGAAGTTTAAATCAAAGTCACCGCCGATTATTTTCCCAAGACCATTAATAGTCTTACCACTTAGACTCTCCTGTATCTCCCCAAGTATTGCAAAAGGACGCAAATTTTCATCTTTAATAATCCATTGCGTCATTGGCACAAATACTTCAATCTTTATAATAAAATCTCTAAACTCATCGTTTTCGGCGTTTATCTCGCCAGACTCGACTCTCATAGCTATCAGAGAAGTAGCAGTTTCCTTTGGGCCGACCTTGGGGACAACTTTTACTAACTTCTCAAAAAACTTATCTTTAACGTCCTCTTTTGTAAAATCAGGATGGTTTAGAGGGTCTTTATCAGTGTAATATAAAAGCTTTAAAAGATTCTGATTAGCCAAAAGGCGGCTTGTAATTTTCTGAAGATTGCGACCAAGTTCGCCACAATTACGTACTCCCATTACTCTTCGCCTCCCTCTAACCAATAATAATCATCACTTGTATCTTCGTCCGGCTTTTCAGGCGCAGGACGGTTGTCGTAGAGATACACGGGGTCATATGACACAAATTCTACACCCGGAGTAGACAGAAGGTCATAACCAGTAATTACATAACCTTCTTTAAATGCGCCCTCTCCTATCTCAAAATAGACATCTTTCTTTATATATTCGTTCTTCGGCATTACCATGAAGCTTAGCTTTAAGTTCTCACGATAAAGAACATTCATGCGAGAACGAGATTTTATCTCATCTTTCAACATATTGTCTTCTTGTCCGTAAACATATGCCCAAGATGATTGTGTACTACCATCGCGCGCAGTCCATGTTAGATAATGAGTCATACGCAAAAGCGTATAGCGATTATAACCACTTGCTTTAATGTCTTCAAGATAGTAAACCATCCAAGGACCTTCGAAGCCTTTGATGTCTTTCAACATTAATATAGTGCCGGGTGCGAGTTGTACTTTAACTCTTGTTAAAAGATGAGCCATCGTTTTTGTATTGTCTTGAGAGTATGGTTCAAGGGTGCCCGCCTCAAGAGTATCTCCATAAGGAAAATCAAGACGATAAACAGAATAGAGGAGTTTACGCTCAAATTCTCTTTCTCGCTTGCTTTGCATACGAGATGGATAATCGGTGCCATATCGATTTAATCTTTTAAAGTAAATGTCAAAATCGCCCATTATCTCTCACCCTTTTGATATTAATGTCATACAATCAAAAATGGTACTCCGAAAATATTCATAACGCAAATAGCGTAAACTTGAAAGTTTATACATTAGAATGTAATAGTTAATTGTGCGTTCATCTTCGGGAATACCCATCAACTCAATTATAATTGAATCTAAAAATTTTTCCCATTCTCGATTCTTTTCAAACTCACAAAGAAGTCCAAAGAGCTTATTTTTTAGTTTATTATTGTAGCCCTCTTGCGCACTTGTCATGTATTATCACCAGCCCATTTCCGATAATTATATGGAGACCCTTTAATGGACCGATAATATATGCTTTCAAGTCTACGTGCGGTATCGCGTTCATACTGTAGCGTCTTGTTGAGCTTGTCGAGAGTGTTACCGGGGGAAAAGTCCCTCTCATCATACAGAGGTTTTACATTTTCCCAAGTCATAATACTACGATTAAGCCACTCGCATTTCATAAGAGAAGCTAAAATTTGAATTTCCTCGTTATTGAGGTCGCCCTCAAATCCTTCCTCTGTGCGAGCAAGAGAAACACGTGGGAATTTAAACCAAGGCAGGGCCGCATCAAGAAGTCCCGACAGATCTTCCTTAATTTCATCTTCAGTCCAATCTGTCCAATCATCTTCTAATATTCTACCAAGCGCCGCCTTGTAGACTATAGAATAGGGGGTCATATTAGTCCTCCTTATCTTGACGATTAAGCTGTATTGCCTTGATAATATCAATACCAACCAATTCTTTAAGTATTTCAGCCTTAGAGACGTCCGCGCACTCGTTAGCAATCATATAACTAACAAGATTCTGAAGCTGCTCATAAGGAAGTTTTTTAACTTCTATCTTAAAGTCCATAAGCGGCATAACTGTCGCCATTCTTTTAAGTTGAGCATCATCCAAGCATACAATCTCAGATTCAGCCGCTGTTTCTAAACCAAGTTCAACGCGCGCATCCTTATTGTCAATATACAACATACCTTGTAGTATCATATACTCAAAGCCCGGGTCATAAATAGCTTCTTTAAGAACGTCCCAAGACATGGGCTTTTTCGCGCCTTTCTTCTCCCAACGCCTTTTATAACGCAGGTCGGGAATATTAACTGAAATTGAGCCATTGGTCATATTGATAAGCATAATTTTGGTATCATTTGTCATAATTTTTACTCCTTTTTACTCGCCCTTATATGGTTATATTTAAAGGGGAAGGAAGGAACCCTTCCTTCCCCCGTGTTATTAAAGATCGTAGGGTGATGCGTATGTTTGTGTAATACCAGTGTTCTGATATATGGCCCAGTTGTGGTGTGCCAAGATAGCAGAGCCCATCTTTCTGTACAAGTGTATCTCCATGGAATTATCACGGTTCTTATAGTCATTAATCTGGGTCTGACCCTCAAGAACAACCTTAACTACACGCTCTCTGCCAGTGGGAAGAATGTATGCAAGCTGGGGGTCGATCCAAGTCTTCTCATTAGTCTCATCAATGAAGGACTGAGGAAGCTGGACAATGGGGGTACCACGGAAGATATTGATGTAACCCTGATTATGGATAGCATCGATATCCTGAGGATGATAAACACCCGCGATGTGATTGGTAGCGTCAACAGGAACGATAGCATCTGCGCCCATAGCAGCGATGAACTCGCCGGGAGCGAAGATAACTGCGCCATCACCGTACGCGCGAACGACATTAACAAGTTTAACCATTTCCTCGGAATCGAAGGAAGAAGCGGAGTGCTTGTTAGCTGCGGGACGACCAGTTGCATTGAGAGCCGCGCGAAGAGTATTCTGAACATCAACATAGAGAGAGTCAGTAATACCCTCGGTCATGATATCCATAACATCAGCCATAACCTCGGCACCATCAAGCATTCTCTCGTAATCGATTGTGCATGCGCCACCGATGGTGTAAGTGTCAACAGTAAAGGTGTCAGAATCAAGACGGAAAGTCTCGTAAACACCAGAAGCCGCTGCACGAGTAAGGAACTTCTTCGCACGATTGCGGCCAAGGCGAGTCTTGAAGACAGCCTTCTCATTGTTACCGACAACCTTAACTTCAGCAAAAATGCCGACAGCATCGATAACTTTCTTGGGAACAATCTCATCGATTGTTTCAACCATTATAGAATATATATCATAACGGTTCTTCATAAAGCTATAAACGTCGTTCGCAAGGGCGTTAAGCTGATCGCGAAAGGCGTCATTTACATTCTGAACAGAATAATTAGCAGGTGCAGTGCCGCGAGCGGCATGGAGAGCTAATTCTTTAATCTCAGCAATAGTAGCCATTGTATAATCCTCCTTTTAAATTAAAGTCCAATAACTTCGAGTTTAACGCCAACCTGACCATCGGGCATAGAACCTGCGCCCATGCCAGTGGCGACTTTGAAGCAGAGACCCGAAGTGGGCTTAGTCTTGGTAAGAGTGACGACACCCTCAGCACCGACTTTACCATAGAGAGGAGTCTCAGCAGCAGCTTTTATAGCAGCAACAGCAAGATCATTGGAAGCAAAATCTTCTGAGTCATAACCAATGCAGTTAGTGGTCCAAATATCATGAATTGCAGGATAGCCCATACGAGGATAGGTGCCCTTCTTATTAATAAAGTTCTTGAGACCAACCTCTATATCACTATATATGTGCTCGCTGGTATAAACAACAGCAAGAGGGCAATCCTCACCAGTTGCCTTAGGAAGGCGTACTTCGCGCTTAGCAGTATCAACAGCGAGAATCATACCATTCTCTGCTTCAACACTAAGTTTGCACTGAGCCTCAACGCGGCCGTCACGGCGGAAAGCAACATTGTTAAGCTCTATCTGACCATTACCGTCAATAACAAGTCTTGTAAAAGCCATTATTAAATTCCTCCATTATTTATTAGTATACTTCTCAAGGATTGCATTTATACCATGAGGCGCATCATTATCCTTGGGAATATAATGTTTTTTAGATTCAAGAGAGAAGTTAGAGGGGTTACTCTTAACCAAAGTATAAGCCAATTCTCTCTCAAGAGCATCATAAGTGTACTTGTCAACCTCTTCATTAAACTGATCAAGAGTTGTCTGATCAAGTTTATTGGAATAAGAATCAACAAGAGCTTTCTTTTCTTGCCTTTCGATATTAGCCTTATACTCAGAGAGTGTGCCTACTTCCTCTTGAAGCGAGTTCTTATCGCTTTCAAGCTCAGAAATCTTCTGAGTGAGCGTTTCTTTCTCTGTATTAAAAGTAGTAATTTGAGTCTCATACTCTTCTTTTTTCTGCTCAAATTCACTAATTTTTTCATTTAGATTGCCAACTTGCTCAAAAAGCTGATTTTTCTCTTCAAGTTTCTTGTCAAGATTCTCAAAGGTGTTCTCATTCAAAGCCTGAACAAGGCGAAGACTTTCTTTCTCCGCGGCGGTAACATCAACGATAAAGCACTGTTCTTTTGAAGTTATCTCAACAGTGTCTTTCTCATCATCTTTGGTGTAATAAACTCTCTCAAAAATCTGATTTTCATAATTCCAGCATACGGCATAATTGTCATAGACATCACAAATCTCGTAATTTACCTCCCAGTTGCCCTCTTCAGTGCAATTAGGATTGAGAAGAGACCAAAGCCCCATATGCTTTTGATTATCGGAAAGCTTATAATTAACTATCATTTGCGTTTCCTCCGATGTTTTTTCAAATTGTAAATTAAAACGCTCCATATTTTCTACAAGACCTTTAAGCGAATCGCAGAAAGAAAAGAATGCTGCGCCCTCAAAACAAGGCTCAACATCTTCGCCAAGAATCTGCAATCCTAAGAAGCAAGCTTCAGTATAGACATAAAGTCTTTTTCCATTAATAAATTGCCAGCTACCTTTTATTGACGGAGTATAAAGCTCCATTGATTGAGCCTTGCCAACAATTGAATTTGCTTCTTCATAAAGCGCAGAAAAAATTAGAACATCCGAGCACCCATAAGTACGGGTCACACCATCACTATCTTGATGCTCTTCCCATGCAAAGTTTGGATTTTCAGGTACAATACCGTAAATGCGCCCTTCTGCACGTCGCGCGCCATGATCTGAAAAGTCGTCATTAAAAGAATCATAGATTCCTTTAATAGGAGTATAAGGCAATGTTTTTATGAGTTTATCTGCAAACTCAGAAGTTACATAAGCACCATTGCGATTTTCTCCGCTATAAAAGATACGAACACGCGCTTTTGAAATTACCTCATTATAAGGTTCTAAATTTCCATATACTTCTACGGAAAATTGATTTAGTTTATCACTCATCTAATTTCCCCCGTATTATTAGCCGATTCATCATTCTTTAAAGTCTGCGGCGCTTTCTCATCGTCAGTCTTCTTTGGCGCGCCCACAGGATTAGCTCCTATGGGTCCTGTGGATTGTGTATAAGAAGAATTTAATGGAATAAACTTCTCTGTCAAATTCAACACGTCATTTTCAAGTGCCTTGACATTTAAAATATCTCGTTGAGAAAAGCCCATCGCAATAGCGGGCATTAATAGACTATAACCGCTCTGTGCGAGTTTGAAACAAATATCTACAAATTCTTTTCGATTCTGTTCGCAGACAGGATATATCGTGTATTTAAAGCTAATGTTGTTATTTGCAAAAAGTTGATTTACCAACTGTGTAGTAAAAAAGGCATATCGTGTAGCAAAGGTCATCATAATAGAAATATCCATTTTAATTGATGCCGCTAAAGTTGCACTACCGGTTGAGCAGAAAAGTTCAGAGCTAACGCCCGCGTTATTGTAGATGTTCTTATACATTCTATCCAATGTGTTGTTAATTGTGTCTGCTGAACTGGAGGATGCTACTGCTTCGATATTGCCGTAAGTAGTTAAAACGCTTACATTACGGTTGCCTTTCATCATACCAACTGCACCTTCGTGCATAAGTTGGACTTCGTCTGGTTCAAAAAGAAGCGTACCATCACTAAGGTGAGGTATCTCTTGAACCAAAATTTTTCGTATGTTCTCAAGCGCGCGAGCTTGTTCAATATCGATAGCATTATCATATTCAACACAAGCTTCAATTGCACTTAAAAACATTGGACGACCATCAAGTGCGGGGAAGCATACCCCTACATCTGAGGGAATCAGAATCCACTGAGGACCTTTTCCCTTCTTATATTTCCTGTAAGCCGTTACGATAAATTTAGGATAAGAATTTAAAGCTTCTTTTCTTTTCGCTTCTGAGTGGATGGTATCAAAATAGGCAACATTAAACTCAACAATATCATTTCCAAGTTCATCTTTGAAGTTGGTCGCGCAGTAATTAGGCGGCAAATCAATTATTGAAAGTACATTCTTGTCTAATTCTGATATAACACCATAATAACACCCATCAACGAGTGCCCGCTGAGACAATCCCACAAATATATTTCTCAAAGGAACGGAATCTATAAAGTCAATTGCACGCTGATAACGCTTCTGCAGGTGAGAAGTGGAGAGATTCTGACCGAAACTTGGATTAGGTATTAGTAAGCCCGCATAATCCAAAAGCGTCGCATAGTACAATATAAGCTTTTTATAAATACCGTCTTTGAGAAAGTAGTTGCGAGAAAGTTTTTGTTGCTCTTCAAGCGAGCCAGATTCAACTATGCGCTTTATCTCTTCGGGCTTATAGTCTCTTGTCGAGGTAGTATAACTGCGGAAATAAGAACTATTCCACGCCCGATCATTAGTCGCTATTAGTGAATCCTTAACTTTCGCAAAGGAGGTTGCAAAATCAGGTTCCTTAGACGATATTTGATTGTTATCATTACCGTTAGAACCGGTCATAGGTTAGATACCTCCTGTAAAAAATATTAATTGCCGAGAGCCGCCGCGCCGTTTAGCCTTTTTAAAGGTTTCTTCCTCATACTCTTTTATGCGCCAAAGCCCATAAGCAAAGGCAGAGTATTTATCTTTGGGGTACCTTTCATTGATTCTTTCAAGAACAATATCGGTGCCCGCACCTGTACGTTTTAAACGCAGGTTTGCCATTTCTTGGAAGAGGTTTGTCGTCATCTCGTGTGGCATAAGTCTTTTAACTCTTTGCTCCACCGACATTTTTCGACCTACCTTAGTAGAAAGCAAGGCAACTTTTGCTTCTTGCTCTTTAATAAGAAAACGAACTCGACCGCCATTTAACTTGGCATAGCAATTACTGTGAATTTGAGAGTTAAGAGAAGCGGATGCTTTAATTCCATAAAGGATACATTTAGCATCCTTTGGCTGAACTTTTCGGTAGTTTTGGTCATTTATAAAACCATAAGGTGGGTAATATGTCCCGTCTTCACCGAACTGCGCACGAATCATTTCATCACCAAGTCCGACTCCCAAGCCATTTGTGTCAAGCACAACTTCACGCGGATTGTATAAACTAATTAGCCGTTTAATATCGGCCGCTTGGCGAGAAAAGGGTTTCGTCTCAGGAGTGCGGCCAAGAACCTCGATATTTACGAGGGTTGCATAATATTTTCCGTCAAGATTACTAACTTTGAAAATACAGGCTACAGTTTGGTCGCTTAATCTTCCGACATCCACTGAAATTAAGTAGAATTGATTTTTCGTAAGTCTATTCGAAGCGTGCAATTCGGGATTTTTAATTTTCCTATATTTTGATATCTTATCAAAGTCAAACCAAGAATCACTATCACCACCACTCCAACATGACATATACTCGCGCGCAAATGATTCTTCATTGTAAGACGGTGACATCTTTAAGCCATTAATATAGCTCTTATCAATTAATCCGTGCATCATCGGAACTCGATAATCGCATCCCATAACAAAGGCTGTATCAGGCTCTATTATAGCTGTCTCAAAGCTATCAATAAGTTTGTCATAAGCATAAGAGGTTTTGGAGCCAGCAGATGTCATTATTGCCTGCTGCTGGTTTGGTTCTTTCGGGTTTACGGTGTTATCGGGAAGTCGACGTGATACGTTCATGAGCGGGAGCACTATTTCCGTGATCTCCTTCTCATCATGGTCTCTTAACTCATCTAGTAGACCCCCATGACGTCTTCCGCCTCGAGTACTATCAACAGCACCAACCACGGTAAATTGTGAACCATTTCTTAGGTTAATTGTTACATAGTCCTTACCATAGTTACCTGGAAGTTCAGCAACGCTTCCTCCTACGACTTCTCGCCGCAAGAGTGGGAAGAGTTGGAAGATTTCGGTAAACTTCTCCTTTGCAATCTGCGCGCCCTGATTCTTATGCGGCGCGCATATAAAGCGTTTAGTACGAGGTATAAACACGCATTGGAGGAAAATCCCCAGTATCGTAAGGAAGGACTTACTGAAGGCGCGACAGGCGCTGACATAAACAATCTTGTATCGCATGAGCGCGCGCAAGACTATTCTTTGATAAAAGAAGAGACGAAATGAAGAATCGGCCGGTTTAATTATATCCAAAAATAAGTCCGGATAAGCAGTAAAGAAATTACAATACTTCTTAACAAGTTCCTCATTCTTCTCAAAGAAATCTTGCCCTAAAACAACACCCTTATCAATCGGTAAGCCTTCTCGCTCTCCAACTTGCACATCATCAAAGTCCTGTGCATATTTATGAATTAATTTCATGGTCGCGTGCACTTGTTAGTCATGATCAAGATCCGATTGAAAATCCTCATCTTCTTCACTAAGAAGCTTATCGTACCCATCTGCCTCATACTCATCAAGCGCATACTCACCTCCCGTATCATAGCGGTCTTCGGCTTTTTTCGCGTTTCGTAAAGCCTCAATACGGCGAGTTATCTCATCACCAATGCCTGTTTCGTTCGTATAAAGTTTTTGGTTGAAAGCTTGGATATTCTTCATTGTCTCGTCAACAACATCTCTTGACACATTGTCAAAATATTTGTTCCTCCAACCTCTTTTCTCAAGCCACGAGAAAAGTTCTCCAATAGAGTCGAAATCGTTAATATTTTTTGTATTCTTCGGCGTAAAGTCCGCCGCCTTGACGAGAGTATCGTAACTCTTCAAAAGCTTGTCGAAATCTTCTCCATCTCGAATTCTGCGGTCAATCTCGCTTGATATCTTACAAATCTTTAAAGCTTGGTCAGATTGAAGTGCGCCATTGACATTCTGTGTGGCAAGCAAACCATTATACAAATTCTCCAAATATAATAAATTCTCCGTATCATAGTTGCTACCCCATTTCTCTCGAAGCTTCCGAAGTTTCTCCTTACCAATGCCGGGAAGCTCAAACTCAAGCAAACCTTTTTCCTCGAGTCTTCGAAATTCTTCGTTATAATCTTCCCACCCGAAAGACGAAAATTCTTCTGAAAGAAAGATTTCCGCATAGATATGAAAAACTTTTCGGCCGTTTGTCTCATGAAGTCGTTCAAATTCGCTCGGAACGAAAGGTATATCTGCCCACTGGCAGAGCTTGTTGACAACCGCCCAATCAAAGTTCTTTTCCTCTAAGTATCCCGCGCAACACTCGTCGCAAATCGGAAGTACCCCATCTGGATAAAGCCAAGACTTAGTCGGCGCGAAATCTTCTGGTCCAAGATGGTTGCCGCACCGCGCGCAAATTTTCTCGGAGAAAGTCTTAGTCCGTACTCGTAGAAGTGGCTGCATCTATCTCTTCCTCCATATGTGCGGCGGTTTGACACTCGGCCGCATCATTATAGTCGACGGGCGCGCGCGGTATAAGTAAGCTTGTAGGCAAACGCTTATAGTTTTTGTCTGCATGGAGTTCATTCTCGTCGTCTTCCGAGAGCGCGGCCTCCATAATCCAAATCAAATTATGACGCTGGTTAGGTGTAAGTCGAAGAAATTCCTCAATTAAATCTTCATAGATTTCAACAAAACTACGAATATCCTCTTCCTTGCCCGACTCATCTATAAGCCGAACCTTCAAGACGCGCGCGATACCAATAAATTCGTCCGCGGGCATAACCGCAAGCAAATTTATAAAGTATGAAAATTGGCGCACCTCAACCTTACTTGCTGAATCGCGTTTTTTCTTTATTTTCTTTTTCAATGTTCTTCCTCCTTTCTTCGTTTTGATTTCCGCGCACGTTCTTCTTTGTCGCATCTCTTACAACGTCCTGTAAGTCCATCACTTGCGCGGCTCTTCTTAACGAAAAAATCATTACTACGAAGTAGCAGGCGGCCGCACCCAGTACAAACTTTCCAGTTCTCGGGGAAAAATAAATTCTCCAAAAGCTCACGATGAATGCGCGCAGCCGTTGCAATTTGGGGTATGATTTTTTGTCTATAGATAGTTGAAATATAGTTATCGGTGTAGTGACTACCGTAGGTTTCGTTGAGTGCTCGCGCGATATGGGCATTGGTTTCGCCGCGAAGTTTTCGCGCAAGAAGATCGTTTTGGGACTCGCTTAGATTTGCTTCGCGTGCGTAGTAGGTAAAAATTTGTTGGAGAGGGGTATCGCGGAAGTCTTCACGAAGCTCTAAAAATTCGGCTAAGTGGGATTCTTTTCGAAAGTCAAAAATTACATCGGGGTCGGTTTTTCTCCACAGTAGACCTGTGAGTGCGCGCAGGTCCTTCTCCCCAAAATTTTGGGGCAACAATTTGTCGAACTCTATGAAAAATTCGGGTGTGTATCGAAGCGGTAAAATCTCGAGTTCAGTGGGAATAGAGGGGCCGGTATCGTCTTCTGCGGGTGAATGGAGTATTGCGCGCTGGGTTGGAGCTGAAAACGAGTCGCGAAGCGTATACTGCTGGCGGCGCAGTTCGACGAGATGATGGCGCTCCTTTAGGTAGGAAAAGCTTGTCAACAAGAAAGACTTTTGGTGGGCGGCTTCGATTTCGGCAGGTGTGAGCCGTTCCAAAAGTTCCGCGCGGGGCGGAGTTTTTCGTTTTCCCAATCTTCGTTCATACTCACAAAGCGCGAGGTCCAAAATATCAATTTCGGACCAAAGGGCTTCGAAGAGGATGAGTAAATCGGGTGGTGCATCTTGGCGAGTTTTTTCTCGAGAGAAGACTTCGCGCGTAACTTTGGTTGGAACGTAAGATTTGGGAAGAATTTCGGACTCTCCAGCAGTACTTACAAGTTCATCGAGAGAGGTGGGTTCTTTTTGCGTCCATGACTTACGTTTTCGGCCGAGGTCGTATTGACCTTTTTGTTCGCCGTTCTTCCCGTCTTCGTCGAATCCCCAAAGCACATAGGCGGCGCACGTATCTAATTCGGTGGGAGACGGTTCAAAAGGCAAACCTTCAATATATTGTGAGAGGAACTCAACACGTTCTTTTGCGGTGGGGAGTTCCCAATTTAGTTGTAGGCGATTCAAGTTTCGGTTCTCCTTATAGGTTTATTGTAGGTAAGAATATAGATAAACGTATAAATGCCTATATTCTCTCTTTGTATATATTATACAAACTTTTTTCGAGAAAATCAAATTTTTGGTGAGAGTATACGAGACGTATATGAGAGGGAGAGAGAGAGGGAGGCTTACAATAATTTTCTAAAAAAGAATTAAAAAAATTTTTAAGTTCGTAGTTTTTTGTTGGCAGCGGTTTTTATTTTCGGATTTAGAAAAATAAATGTTACCAAAAATAACCCCCTATTTTTTAGAATAAAGAATAATAAAAGTGATACAAGCAATATTCCAATAAGGTATTATTAAAGTGATTGCTATATTAAAATATTAAAAAGGAATTAAAAAAAATTTAAAAAAATTTATTTATTTTTCTTTTTTGGTATTGATTTTTGTTTGTCGGTATGCTATTATATAGGTGTTCCAAAGCAGAGGAACAAAAATACATACGAAAGTAGGATAAAAAAATGACAATTCTTGAAAAGATAATTGCAGAGGTAAATTCTTATCTCGAAAAAACGCAGTCCATTAATTACCATTGCAAGCCGAAAATGGGCATTGATAGCGGGCGCGGTGGTAAAGCGTTTAAGGCTCTGGTAAAGTTGTATCTCGGTAATTACAAATTCAAAGGTATCGCGGCAAAAGAGCTCGCAACAGATACAACAAAGCACATAAACGGCGAGCGCGTGAAAATTGAAATAAAGTGTAATGCTTTTGAGATAGCCCGACTTGACGAAAACGGCGCAACAATCTATTCAATCCGCGATAACGATTATATTGTATATGCGCCCGACTTCGATGACCGCGCGCCTGTTGAGTCGCAAGCGTATGTTATTCCGGCTCAGCTTTTCATCGATGAGCTTGAAAATGCGGGTTGCATACGCTTAAAGATGAGCACGCCTATGACGGCGCGAAAAAGAGCGGGCGAGTCGTTCTTCTATGATAGAATATCAATTCAAAATAACAGCCTTAAAAAGCTCGACAAGATATATGATATTCTCGAAGAAAACGGAATGAGTTTAAAAGAGTTCAAGGAGATGTGCGGGGCTTAAAGCCCCGCCCGCTCGGGCGATATACAAGACTAACTATAGAATGGAGTAATAGTAATGAACGAATATGAACTTGAATTTGTATCAGAGGGTGTATCAGTGGAGCGTTGTTTGGAATTTGTCACTCGACTTAATAAAGCGGAAGAGCTTAAACAAAAAGCCTATCAATTACTTGAATCCGCTCGAAAAACATATGGCACTTATCCAAGTGACAAGACGCTTAAAATATACGAAGATACGCTCGACTGGTATATGGCGTGCGATGACACTGTAGACAGTATTATAAAAGAAATCGAATCAAAGGGCGGTGTCATAGATTAATAACGGGGCGGTGAATAACCGCCCTATCTCTATGCCCACGAAGTGACATATCATCACCTTGTATATGCTTATATCGCACCATAGAGTTGGGACGTCAAACGTCCCACCTTTGCGCTTGCAATCGGGCGCGCACTGTGGTATAATAGACTCAACAAAAAGAAAGGCGGTACATATTAATGCAAAAGTACGATGTTTATTATTGCGATTTTGGAAAAAATCTCGGCAGTGAGCAGAGCGGTCTGCGCCCGTGTGTTATTTTACAGAACGATAAAGGCAACAAATATTCACCGACCACTATCGTTGCACCCATTACCTCAGCTACGAAAAAGAAGCTGCCAACGCATTGTGAGCTACAGTTAGAATTTGTTCACGGAACAGTCCTTCTTGAGCAGCTCCGAACAGTTGATAAGTCTCGTTTGATAAAATATTGCGGGAATATAGAAGATTCGCAGCTACAAAAAAAGATTGATAAGCTGGTAAAGACAAGCCTCGGGTTAGACTGAGGTTTATTTTTTTCGGAAAATTGGGCGTTTAGAATTAAGGGAAAAATGTTGGGACGTCTCACGTCCCAGAATTATAATTGACAAAAGATTAAAAATAGGTTATAATATATACAGAAAGTAAAGGAAAGGACAAAAAGAAAATGAGTATAGAACTAAAGTTTGCATTACAGACAGTATTTGATATACTGATAGCAATAATAGTTATCGGTGGATTTGTAAATGAGAAGAAGCTGATAAAGTTTGAAGAAAAGCTGAAACTGCGTTTAGCGAAAATTTTGTACAAGCTGCTTTTGCCTTTTCACGAAGCAAAGGAAAATACCAAAAAGAAATAACCCGCTCACAAGCTACAAAAGGAGAATTATTTATGGGATTTATGGGATGTCTTATGTTTGTTGGGATAATTGCACTGATGTCTTGCATTGGCGCCGCACTTGGAAGTTCATAACTACGATGCCCGCGTGACAATTCGTCGCGCGGTTTCTTCTATAATAAGTTGGGACGTAAGACGTCCTAACTCTTCTGTTGACAATTCGCGCGCAGTCGTGTATAATATAAATGTAATCAAACGAAAGGAATAAAATAAATGATAAAAGAAATTTGGTTCGATATGGACGGCACTATTGCCGACCTCTACGGCGTTGAGGGGTGGCTTGACGATATCAAAAATGAACGAGCTGACGCCTACAAAAATGCTCGCCCGCTCGTTAATTTACAGGTACTTGCTCGGCTGTTGAATCGTCTTTTGCGACAGGGATATGAAGTGGGAATCGTTTCGTGGACTGCGCGCGACTCATCGGAAGAATATGCGGAAATTGTCGAAGAAGCAAAAAGACAATGGCTTTCAAAGCATCTTGCAAGCGTTCATTTTTCCCATATCGATATTATTGCATATGGAACTCCAAAGCAGATAGGGCGAAACGGGATTCTTTTTGACGATGAAGAAAAAAACCGTACCTCTTGGAATGGTATTGCTTACGATGTCGATAATATTCTTGAAATACTTCGCGGAATGTGACGAAATGTCACACCCGCGCTTGTAGGTTAGGACGTTAGACGTCCTAAAGGTAGGATTGACAGGCGGGACATAATAGTATATAATATAAATGTAGTCAAGAGAAAGTATAAAAAACAAATATAAAAGAATTGAAAGGAAAGAAAACTATGACTTACTCTGAATTTGAAACTCGACTTAATTACTATTTTAATTCCACCAGTGAGCGAGATGTTTGCACTCTCGAAAAAATTTTTGACGGAGACGTATATCCGACAATGCCCACAGACGAAAAAAAGGAATTGTATGAACATCTCAATTCTCAGTACTCAAATTTTTATGCTGGATATACTCTATTGAAAATGATTAAAAATTATAGCCCTGACGCTTTTGCAGAGCAGTGTCGTGAAGTAACAGAAGAAGAAAGAATAGTAAACAATTTTATTTCTATAATCTTTTTTGATGACAAAATATTTGAAGAGTAAAGGGCGAATTTTCGCCCGCTTTTTATGTGGGACGTCATACGTCCCAACTCCAGTATTGACTTCTTTTTTGTCCCGTGGTATAATACTATCAGAAATTAAAGAGAGGAACAAAAACAAATGGAAAAATTCGACAGAAGAAGAAAATACTATATGATTCTCGACTGTGAGACAGCAACACTGCCATTTACTTCGGAATATAATAATGCCGAGGACAAGAAAAAAATAGCTATTGCAAAGCCGTTAATATATGATATTGGTTATCAAATAATTGATATCAACGGTAATATTTACAAGCGAGTAAATTATTTAATATCCGAAACTTTTTTCGATATGCAGATATTCGCAACTGCTTATTATGCCGCAAAGCGTTCAATATATCTTGAACGACTTGAACGCGGAGAAATAACGCTCGCAAGGTGGGACACATTCGCGGCAGAGTTTGAAAACGATTTAAAAGTTGTAACCGCAACAGGTGCATATAATTCAATGTTCGACTTTAAAAAAGCAATTCCATTCACAGAAAAATATGTCCGTGCGGTTTATAGCGGAAAATATAACGCTTTTATTAATACCGAAAAGAAAAAATGCGAGCGTATTCTTCACGGCGGGAATAATAATAATCGTTGTTTTAAACCCGATGTTTTTACTTTCCGTGACATTGATTATCCTTTATTTGATGTCTGGGGTCTTGCTTGCACTCATCTATTAAATAATGATGATTTTAGAAATTTCTGTAAAGAAAATAATCGCGTCACAAGTAGCGCAAAATATTATTCTACAACGGCAGAAACAGCATATCAGTTTTTAATGCTTGACGATAATTTTGAGGAAGCACATTGTGCGATTGATGACGCAGAAATTGAGTCAGAGATTTTTGCTCTAATCGCAAAAAAGACAAAGCATAAATTCGAGCGCGGAATTATATATTTCCCGTTTAGAATAATAGGTCGCGCAGATATTGATGATTAAGAAATAAAGGTGGTGATAACTCATCACCTTTTTTCTCCGTACAGGTTGGGACGTTTGACGTCCCAAGTCAAGTCTTGACTTCTCACTCAAAAAAGACTATAATATAACTGTAATCAAGAGGGAAAAGAAAAAGAACTCTTGAACAAAATTAAAAAGTCAATGACAGACTTTAAAACAAGAAAGGAAAAAAGTTATGACAAGAAAGGATTTTTACAACGCAGTTATCGAGGCAAACATCAGCGAGGATATGAACAAGTTTGCCGAGAAAGAGCTTGCTAAACTTGCCCACGAAGCAGAGTATCGCCGCAATACGCCTACAAAGAAGCAGAGAGAGAACGAGGATATCAAGGCTGTTATTCTTACCCACTTCACCGCAGGCGTTCATCTTTCGGGCGCAGAGGTCGCCGAAGCAGTCGGCATTACTTCTCAGAAAGCAAATGCACTTCTCAAGCAGTTGGCAACCGAGGGAAAGATTGTTGTCGAGGAAGTCAAGAACGGAAAGCGTCTTGTCAATTCCTATTCGATAGCCGAGTAATCAAAACGGGCGGGATTATTCCCGCCCAAAATTTTACCGAAAAACTGGGACGTCAAACGTCCCAAGTCAAATCTTGAAATTTTTTAAAAAATAGGGTATAATATAAACAGAAAAAAAGAAAGAGAGGAAATTTTCAATATGACAAGAAAGCAAGAACAGGACAAAAGACGGTCGGAATTTCTCAAAAAATTAATTGCCTTTATTGAATCCGAGGGCGACGAAGCAATTCAGATAAAGAAAAATGAAGTTGCTTTTCCGATTGTATTTGATAATGGTGATGAGGCTTTTATGAAAATCGCGGTAAGTATTCCCGCGGGCAGTCGTGACGGCGATATTTTTGACGCTTATTCACTTCACGAAGAATTTGAGATAAACGAAAAAAAGAAAGCCGAGACGGCAAAAAGAAAAGAAGAAGAGAAGAAAAAGAAAATTGAGCGTGACGAAAAACAACGCGCGCAGAATAAACTCATAAAAGAAAAAAGAGAGAAAGAGGGTTAAACCCTCTTTTTTCTTTTGGCGAAAATTCTAAGTTGGGACGTTATACGTCCCAAATCAAATGTTGACATTCCGACCCTATAAGAGTATAATATAACTGTAATCAAGAGGAAGTAAACCTCTTGAGCAAAAATAAAAAAGTCAATGACAGACTTTAAAACAAGAAAGGAAAGTATTATGACACAGAAAGAGTTTTTCGAGAGCATTATGAACAGCGATGTTATTACCGAGGAAATGAGAACTCACGCGGCGGATGAACTCGCAAAGATTGAGGTTCGTGCCGAGAAGCGCAAGACAACGCGCAATTCAAAGAATGACGGACTCAAGGAAGCAATTCTTGCGTGCTTCGTCGGTGATACTCCGATGACGGGCAAAGAGGTTGCAATTGCACTTAACATCACTCCGCAGAAAGCGAACGCGATTCTCAAGCAGATGACCGAGGACGGTTCACTTGCCGTCTCGCAGATTGCCAACGGTAAGAGACTCATCAACTCTTATACACTGCCGACCGCGTAAATGTAAGTATAGAAGTAAGAGGGCAATAGTCCTCTTATTTCTTTTATGGTAGGTTGGGACGTTACACGTCCCAACTTCTTTTTTTATTTTTCTTCAAAAGTATTGACAAGTATTTCCGAAAATAAAATTTAAATATAAAATCTTATTATCGAATATTCCTCCCTACTCTTAAATGTGAAATTTTGTCACCTCGGCGATTGTAGGTTGTCTTGTATACACCAGTGTATTGAACCATAGGTACACTCCAATATATTGTCTCGTATAAGCTGCAAATAAGCTGCGTTTGAGCTCGGAATAAGCTGTGAATAGGTATTATCGTTTATTAACCGCCAATAAGCTGAGTCTTGATTTCTCGCCTACGAGTTGCAGCGGTATATACCGAGCGGGTTACGTATGAGCTGGGAAAGACAAATAAATTATTGTATAAGCTGCGCTTTAGTTAAGTGAAGTGGGCGCGTTTGTAAAGAAAAAAGACCAAGGTTTCCCTTGGTCTTCTCTCGTTTTGTTTTTACCTTACAATCGTCCGAGCGGGCACACTTATGCCTCGACTTTGAAGTAGCCCTTCTGCATACCCTTGCCCGTAACCTTGATATCCTGAACCTGCGCGCGTCCTGCCGCAACGAGTGCGCGAAGAAGAGCTGTAGCCTTCTGGGTAGAGGTGCCGAGTATAGCTGCAACGTTTGACGCGGTAATGGGTTCAACGGTGAGTATGTCGGTCTCAATCTGTGCGAGAAGAGGTTCGTTCTCCTGCGCTTTCTTAGACTGGCGCTCGCGGCGACTCTCATTAGCCTTGTCGATATTGGCGAGTGCATGGGAAGCAAAGGCTTCCATCTCGACGGTTACGGTAGCACCCTCAACGATAGTGGTGAAAAATTCTCTCTGTGTCATTCTTTTTAGTCCTTTCATTTTTGAAGTTGGAAGTAAAGAGAGACGAAATTTTTAGATGCGAGGAGCGGAGTTAACGGTTTCACGGTTTTCGTCTCCTTTACTTTCTATATATATTATAGCGCGATTTTAGGAAGAAAGCAAATTTTGGGAGCGGGTAGTGTAAGTTTTAACGTAGACCGTCGTATAAGTGGAGATACCTATACTCCTACTTACAAGTGCGCGCAACCCGCTCAACACGAACGCTTTAGTTAACTGAAGTGCGCGCATTCTTATAGGCTCTAAAGCTAAATGGAAACACCTACAAGAGCGCGGGACACTGGTTGGTTTGCCCGCTCCGAAAAATTTAAAGGTTTTTCGCTTTAAATTTTCTTTGGGTCTAAACTTCATTTTAAGAAGGTAGAAAAGAGGAAAAGAGAAAGGAATTGAACGCTGAAAGAGCGGGTTAGAAAGATTCGGAAAGAAGGTTTTCTTTTGGGAGCGGGTTCGAGTTTCAGGCAGATTTACGGTTTCGCGCACATATAAGTATACTTGTAAGTATACTTGTAATTATACTTGTAATTATACTTATAATTTGACACATTTTCTATATTTACGATATTAAAATGCTACATATTAATATAACAAATTACGAAAAAACTTATAATTTTCCTCAAAATTTTCCCAAAATTTTCCCAAAATTTTCCCAAAATTTTCAGAAAAATTACAGAATTTTCACAAAACTTTCAAAAAAATTTTAGAAAAAATTACAGCAATTTTCAGAAAAAATTACAATTAAACCTATATATATTGTAAGTATACTCACAAAAAATTTGTAAATCTCCAAAATTTGAGGACAGCACCATTCAATTCAAATATTGACCATTCATTTTGGATTTCAAATACCAAATGCCCATAAGGATTTGCCACTGCCCTTCCACACGCCAATACGCCGCGATCTCCCTTGCGACGACGGCGATAGGAAATTCCATACCCGGATAGTGCAAGTTTACACGAAGGTTTACACGCCAACCTACAAGGCGGGCGACCGGGTCAAAAACGAAATCCCCATATATTGTAAGTAAGAACCTAAGAAGAAACACAAGCCCCTTCACTCCACTCTACTCCACCCCATATACATAGGTAGAGGCACAGGTCTTTCCATCCATATACATAGGTATAAACTTACAAAGCCCTTCTTCTCCCCTCCTTTTTTTCGCCCTTCCCCTCGCCCTTTCATATATTGTAAGTAGAAACATAGGCAAAACCTTCATATACTTATAAGTATACTTGTAAGTATACTTACAACCAACTCGTATATATTTATGTATAAACTTATACTAAAACCTACATTACCGCCTACAAGCCCTTTCTCCTTTCGCGCCATACCGTACCTTCGCGCTACGCGCTTCGGTACTAAATGTGCGAAAGGAGAAAGGGATTATTTTTTCGGAAGAAAACCGTATATACTTGTAAGTAGAAATATAAGTATACTTGTAAGTATACTTATAAATATACTTATAAAAAAATGTAAGTATACTTACAAGTATACTTACATTTCTATTTAAGTTATTACTTAGGTTACTCTTGAGCTTCTACCTATTTTTCTACTTACATTAAGAAGTAGAGAAACCCTACAATCCTCTCTACAACTTTCGTCCAATTTTCGAATTTCAAAAAATTTTCTTTCCACGCCTACTCTCAAACCTACATCTGCGCGCGACCTTCATTTTATTTCTTCCATTTCAAGATTACCGTCCTTATAAGCAATCTCATAAAGCTTATCATTAACCGTTTTAACCGACTCAATAGCCTTTGTCAACGCTGCCATACTCACATCAATGGCTTCGCGCGCATTATCAAAAACAATCACAGCATCATTTAACACTATCTTAACTGGCTTCTCAATATCCATTATCCAAGCCTCGCCCGCATTATAGACCAGATGCCATCTCATGTCCGTCCATAAACCTCTGAACTCTCTTCATTACATCTTTATCAAGGTAATAAAACTGCTCATGCCAGTCATCCCAATAGAAATACCCATAATCCTCTTCATCAAGTCCGGGAAAGTTCTTCTTTCCATATTTATCAAACAGAACCTTCATCATGCCTTCGCCTACTTTTACGAACATGGCTTCCTCTCCATTGAAAGTGAGATTACCTTTTTCATCCCACATCTCTGGAGTTGCCATCTGCTCGTAATTGCGGCATTCCTCTTCGGTTTTAAACGATGTTTCATAAGAGGTTCCCGGAAAAGCTACATATATAGTTCTTACTTCCATTTTTATTATCTCCTTTTCAGTTTTATAATTATATAACGTTAGAACAAGATATTATCTCACTAATCTCTTTCGGATTCTTATCAATAAAATTACGTATCGCGTTAAAAAAAATCTTTCCACCAAAAAAGAATTGATGATGTTCCATATCATAAAAATAAAGTCCGGGTGTGCAAACAAGATAGCCGTCCTCATCAATAAGTCCTCTGAAAGGGCTCTCAGAATCAAAAACTATCTCGTCTCCCCATCGCTCACGAAGAAGCTGCTCGCCTCGTAAAGGAAGAAGAAGAACCATAGCCTCTGCAAAATCATCAGTTCTATCCCCTGCCCAATCCCACATTTTTATACTATTCAAATATTCATATCTCTTACACTCTTCCTCAGAAGTAAAAATTTTCTCAAGCTTTGTTCCTGTAAGCGCTCTATAAACAACTTCCATTATATTTCCTCCTTACTCTTGCACGCAACCATTAACTTTTATGGTCCGCCGCACACTCAGGTTTCAGTATATTTATCATAAGTGGCGATAACCTCTTTCAGCATCTCCAGCATCTCATCATCTTCTAAAGCCAACTGCCCGAATCGCCAATCAAGCATTCTCAGCCAAATCTCTTTAAAGGCTTCACAAAACTCTTCAATTCTTTTAGCATTTTCTGCTGATTTGAATTTCTTCTTAAAAGCTTCTTTTTCTCGCTGCTTTCTTATAGGCTCTGGCAGAGGCTTTGAATTAACTTCCATCATTCGCTCATCGAACTTATTGAGTGCACCTATTCGCTCTTTTCTTTTTCTTTCGGGGTGACAATATTCAAACCCCTTTACCCATTGGGGCATCCCTTTTTTGGTAGGAGAGCTTCCTCTGGTCCAACCCGATATCAGTTTTCTCTGCTCGCTTCCTTTTGAGAGAAAGGTCATATGCAGGCTTGGTACATAAACTTCAACATCATCGCAGTCTGGTTCAGTGCCAGTAAGACACTCATGGGTGTAGGCGTTACAACCATCTCTTTTTTCTTTTTCTCTCCAAAAAAGAGTCATGTCGTAAACATCATCTGCCGCGTCATAAGCGTCTTTTGGAGTACAGATATAGTTGCGTGCTATCTGTCCAATAGTGTCATAAGAGCCATAGTAAATATTACCCGTCTTTGAAAATCGAACCAGTGTATATACCTTGCTCATATATCTTTCTCTCCTTTCATTTTCTATATATATTATAACAAAAAAACTTCTAAAAGTCAAAAGTATAGGTGGAATTGTAAACGAATCAATAAAAAAGACCTATATAAATGCTTGCAATGCGCGCAACCATTAAAATTTACGGTCGCGCGCATTGTAAATACTTACTCATATTCATTAAACTTTGCCAAAATTCTACTAAGCTCTTCCATAAATTCCTCATCTTCCATATAAAAGAGTGCGCCCGGAGTCCACTCAAACTCAAACTCAAACTGTCTACCTAAATTACTTATCAACTGCCCAAAGCGCCAATCGGGTAGGAGTGTCGCACGCCTGTAGAAGTCTCCCCAAGAACAATAGAAGTCCTTATTAAAAACATACTTAACTTCTTCGGGCTTATGACCGTGTTTCTCAAGCGCGCCGAGAGTCTCTTCGTAAAAGAAAACTGTCATAATACTATCTCCTTTCAAAAATCCTTATCTATATAATAAAAAACGTCCAATTCCGCATTATGCATCTGCTCATTTTTTACTGGTGCACGACGAAATTCCCACCATTCAGAACCATCATATTCACCCCTCTCAAGCCACCAATCGGAGCCGCGCACAATTAGATTGAGGTCAATCGCTATTAATCCATATCCATTATTGTAATCAAAATTTGCCAGTTTTTCAAACTCTTCCCAACTACAGTAGCCGAAACTATTAAATACATATATAACATCATCAGGGCTTACACCATTCTCTTTCATCTTATTTAAAGTTTCTTTTAAAAAATTTATCTTCATTTTATCGTCTCCTTTCAGACTTACGATTGCGCGTGACCCTTGGTTTTATCAACTTTTCTAAACCAAAGCTCATAAGGAATTTCTTTTTCGTTCGTAATAAGGCATATAGAATTGTCAAAGGAGTCTTTTGAGTAACTACGAATAAGTTTTACATGATTCCCTTTTCTTAACTGCTCTTTGATTCTCTCGACTTGAGTATATGGTCTAATCGTATCTGGACGTACCTCAATTCTACGCATCCTGTTATTATCTACCCATCCACCTTTAATAGAATTAATCTTTGCTGAAGTATAAATATAATATTTGGGGTCATAAACATAGTCTCCATCATCATAAACAATATTACCAACAATAGTATCTCCCGAATAAGTTTCGCCAACATATTTATAATATACTTGTTTGTTCGTCTGGTCAAAAATCATAATACAAATAGGTTGAAATGTGTTCTCCATTTTTACCCCCACTCTCTTTCTTTATTTTCTATATATATTATATATCTTTTTTCCTTTAAAAGCAAAAAGTTTATAGCTTTATAATTCTATCGTAAAGCACTGAAATGTTGTTTATAAAATCGGCATCTATATGGTAGTGCCCGCAATACCAATGCTTAAATTCTGTCTCAAGACTAATACCCTCAAAAAATTCGGTAAGTCCATCTCCCTTATACCAAGGATTAATCAAATGAACTACATAGGTCGGCGCACAATGGGTAATTATATAGTCAACTTCCTTGCTATTCTTTATTAAGTTCTTGTATCCTTCTTTAACTTCACGGTAAGACGGCATTTCTTCCGCCCACCAATCTTTACCCGGAATACGAAAAGTCATATCATGCGACTGCGCGCCGCCCATTACAAAAAACTTTTTACCCTCAATTGTAAAGACCTGCCCGCGCATTAGATGTAGAATTTTAGGTCCAATTCGATGGACTTTACCACCATTCCACTCCTCAACTGGATACTTCGAAAGAAGTTCAAAATTCTCATGGTTTCCATCGCAAAACAAAGTCGTCCAAGGTTGGTTGTTATACCATTCTTGAAGGTTTTTATCCTCTTTGGAATCATCCCAAATTGCGCCAAAATCTCCACAAACAATTACATAATCACCCTCTTGTGCGGCGAACCCTTCTCTTTTAAGTTTCCCCAAATCTATATCTCCATGGATATCACCCGTTATATAAATTGCCATTTAATCCTCTCCTTTAGTAAGAGAAGCCATACGAACTAACTCGTATGGCTTCGTTTTAGTTTCCAAGTAAATCAAATTCCTTACAGAGGTGGCGAACTTCATTTTCAGTTAGCACGCCCCAAACCTCTTTATAAGCATCAAAGACGTCCTGTATCATATCTTTCATACTATTTCTGACTTCTTTTCTCTCTTTTTCCGCTTTGGCTATCTTATCTGTTGCACACCTATAAACTTCGAAATAAGGTTCCCAAGCCGTGCGAATCTCTTCTCTGGCTTCATCTATCTTGGCTGTCTGCTCCTGCTCAATTTCTGTGGTGAGCTGATAGATATCTTTGATTGTAGTGATAAGCTCATTAAAAGCCTCCTCTTTTTCGGTAAGAAGTTCCCTTTCTGCCTTTACTGCTTCTTCAAGAGAATCAAAGAATGATTCAGCCATTGTTGAATAATATCTAACCATTTTTCTTCTCCTTTTATTTATACTGTTGTCTAAACTGGTACACTCTGTGAGGTTCGAACTCACCGTCTATCGATTAAAAGTCGATTGCTTTACCAACTAAGCTAAGAGTGCATATCGAACGGGCAGGAGATATCAGCCTGCAGTACCAATATCTTGCCGGCGCCTACCCGTTCTTTAAAAAAATTACAAGGCACCACGTGAGCCTTCAGTCAGTATTTCGCAGTTCTACCAACCGCGAGACTGGAAGAAAGCAGTTAACTTTTTCAATTAAATTAAAAAATAATTAATTTGCTGTTCGTGCCTTTTTACATTTATATTATACCAAAATTTTAATTCTAAATCAATTTTCCTCAAGCGAGGGATAAATTGGGGCATATCTTACGCTGGCGACTGCCGCGTACATAACTTCCATTGGGTCAATGATAATTTTCTCAACCGTGCGGGCGACCCCATCCTCTTCTATCGTCTCTTTGGTATAGGTCGTTCCCTTGATAATCGCTTCGAAAAGGGAAGGAGAATAACCGCCAACTATCGCGCAACTCTCACCCTCAAAGGTTTCCTGATATATACCTTCTCCCGCTCTAACATTCCAGTAGACAATTGACGGAAGAGTATAACCTGCTGCAGTAAACTTCTCTTTCATTGTCTGCATAAACGGTTTCGGAGGAGGGCATGAAGGTGCCCAAAAATACTCATAGCCCTCGCGCGCCTCGTCAAACTGCATATCAGAGATAATGTAGAGCTTGGACGGAAGGTCCTCGGGCTTAACATTATTATCTACTGCCGTTCTAAGAATAAGGTCGAATGCCGCTTCTAAATCAGTATTGCCTGCGTTTATACAAGGAAGATTAGCCACTTTCTCAACGATATCTCTACCCATAATCTCACAAAGTGCGGGTCGTTCTGAAAAGGTAAGAAAATGGTTGTGGAACGGTCCGCGGCACTTGTCGGCGCAATAGATACCAAGAGATACAGCAACATCATAAGGAGTTCCCCACATTGAGCAAGAGGTATCTACCATACAAAGTGCGGTCTCATCAACTCCTTCCAAATAATTCGGAAGAGCTTCCCACATTGAATTGAGAATGATACGGTCTTTTGCCGAACACTTATACTTCTTCTCACAGGCTTTCATTATAATGTCCACAGGGAAAAGGCTTCTGGCATTTATCTTGGACTGCCCTTTTGCAAGTCCTTCGACGAAGTCGATATAACGCTTCTCGTCGTGACGATAAAAAGCATCAGAATAGTTCAAAAACGCTCGTGCGGGCACCTTTTCATAATCGATTTCATCCCACTTGCGCGCGGACATATAGGTTTCAGTTACACGAAGATAGGCACGAAGCTTCGACAGTAACTGACGATATTCTTTTGAAGTAAAACCAAGTCCGTCTCTTACCTTTTTGGCGAGTCTTCTTGTTTCCTTTGATGAAGCATTCTCTGAGGGAAGCCATTTTCCAAGCAAAGAAATAGGCTTACCCTCTTTCATATGTCTATAATCATCGTTCAGAATACGATAAAACCAAGATATAACGAAAACCCATACACGAGTGCCCTCAAGACAAAAATAATCATCAGCTCTACCATATTCCATAATAGCACCAAAATTTTTCTTTACATACTCAGGATAGTTGTCTGCAAGCCACTTGAGGCAAACTCGAAAAACTCGTCTCATACCCTGTCCGCCGCGGATATCTCTCACATAGAAAAGTATTCTCATTGCAAGTGCGCGGTCTTCGGCAAAAGCCTTGGAGAAATATCTAATGATATAATTCTCGGGCATCCCCTTTGCGGCAGGAAGTGTGCTAAATGCATCAAGGCAAGCATTTTTGGTTGACTTGAGCGCAACAGCACCATTTTCAGTTGTAGTAAAATTGTCTTCATTTTTAAGCATCTCAAGAAAATCAGCCATTTTATACTCTCCTTAATACATATTGTTTTCTAAAGACAAGGCTCTTTAAAAATTTTATCTGATTATTAGTCAAATGAAAGAATTGCTGTATGAGCCTTTTAAATTTGGGTGAGGTTTTCCGCACTTCCGCAGATTTCCATGCATGGTTCTTACCACTTGCCAGCTAATTGACAATACGACCTCACAAACCCGTCTGCTCTCAATTAACGCGGGTAGGAACGCGTTAAACGTCGGTTGTAGTTCTGATACCGAAAAACATCTTGGGGACTTTATTTATACTCGTTGCTCCAATCCTCGAGGTACTTTCTCCAAGTATTAGCCCTTATCCTTATCTTTAGGGAGAAAGTAAAATGAGGTTTCTCGCTTGCGCGAAGGCTATTACCATCTAAATACGGCACACCTCAGACCTTCGTAGGAATTAATCCTACCCCAGAAGCTACTACAGCCTCATAAATGCTCTTTTTTCATCCGCGAAGGCTGCGGATGGCGGCTCGCCGAGCAGTGCTATCGCTTATTGGTCATTTTGCTCACCAGCGCTTTGTAGGAACTGAACCTACCTTTTGGGTGCAGAGACAGGACTCGAACCTGCGACCTCCGGGTTATGAGCCCGACGAGCTACCAACTGCTCTACTCCGC